CTGTGAGGGGTTCTGTGAGGGGTTCTGTGTGGGGTTCTGTGTGGGATTCTGTGTGGGGTTCTGTGTGGGATTCTGTGTGGGATTCTGTGTGGGCTTACATATCATCTATTTTCCATAAAAAATCACAAGGAGAAAATAAATTTCAATCCTGCATTGACCTTTGGGAGGCTGGGTATATCCCATCTTTTGATGGTAAGCTTTGGAGGTTGCATTGCGGTAAAGATGCAGAAATTGTATGGGAAGGAAAACTAAAGTAATTAAAAGTTTCGTACAAATGTACGAAACATCAAGTTTGTTTTTACTTAGGAGAAAAACGAAATGAACTTACAACAGGAAAACGCGGAGCGCATGTTATCCGCTATCAAAGAAATGCTACAGACTGCGGCAACTACTCAGTCCATAGAGGAGTTGAATCATCTTCTTATTAATAAAATAAAGCAAAGCCATGAGGATTACTGGTTAGTTATATTCCCGTCTTCTGATTTACCGATCAAGAAAAATCGTGGCCAATATGTTTGGCCGTTTGCTTACTTCAACGAGAAAGGGGATAGTATCCTGAACGGTGGTATAATGTTTTCAAAGGATGATCACTCTTGGAGTAGTCAAGCATGAAAACCGTCGACCTTAACACCTTGAAAAGGCCTCATACAGAGGAGGAATGTCGAAAAGTTTTTGACTTAGTTTACGACATCTTTAACAAGATTGAATACTCTGGTATTTCAAAGGAGGCTATTAAGAACAAGTTGATAGACCTGGAAACTCGTCAAGTTCCTAACCGAGAAGTTTTGCTTTATATGCAGGATGAGGACGTTGTTTTTTACTGGTTTAAAAACTGGTTACACCCTCAACTTAAATCATTTTTCCCTCGATCACCAAACGATAAGAGCGGGTGTAGTAAGGCCGTCTTAAAACGCGATGCTAGGTTAGATTCTTTGCAGTTTTATGAAAACGGACAACAGAATTATAGCTATACTTTAGCTGACATGTGGGAATACTGCCACGGATGAAAAGTTGCATTCAATATATTAGCTAAAGGGTAAAATAAACAGATCAAAACGGGAGCATGAATAGGAGTAAATTGTTATGAACTTCCATTGTGCAGTTTGCGGAGAACCTTGGAAAGCTAAGGAGGTTTATGAAAACCTATGTTGTCCTTATTGCTTAAGCAACGGGTTAGGTATATTTGCAATAGATGAAAACCAAAACGAATTAGGGGAGTCCATCCTTGTTGTAGTTTGTCCAAAAGTACCGAAGAAAATTATTTTAGTTAATCGATTTTAGACTAGATCCTAAAAGGAAAACTGATGAAAAGACTTGAGTCTGTAAATGTGGTTTACCCCCACAATCAAAAAGAATTGTGGGATCGATTAGCAGATATGCTATGTAAGGGGTATTCACACCCTCAGGTTGCAAAAATGTTGGAATCTGAATTCAATTGTTATCTTCCCAAGGATCAGTTTTTAGCCTTAAAGTCGGCTATGTGGATTCAAATTGATTTGACGATGGGAGAAAGGAACGAAGAATTAATTTTGTCTAGAGTGACAATAAATGATGAGTATAGGAGGTCCTGTGAGCAATAAACTTTCTAAAAAACAAATAGAACAAATGGCCAAGATTAGTATAATTATGAAATCCTCGGGGCTGTTCAGAGGTGGTAATCTAGCTATCCCTGTCTATCTAAGTCAAATTGTTTTGGAGATGAAATTACTTCTAGCGGAAGGGAAGCTTTTTGAAAATGCGCTGGAGGACATGGGGCCAACTACCCAGGATTCAGTTAGGAAAGGTATTTTATTGAAACATCAAATAGTTATCGAGAAGTTAAACATTTTTAGTGACGAAGTTAAGAGGTTAGGGTATGACAAAGGAAAACTACAGGCCACAAAATAAAACGATCCTAAAGGTGATTGAATACCTTGAGCAGGAGCTTGGGCTGTGTGTCTATGGTCAGAACACTAACCTCGAAACCGGCCAGGAGTTTCCCAGCCATCGTGATTTTGACCCTGAAGACATTATTAAATACCGCAACCTTATTGAAAGTGATGGGCTCTGGAGGGATGAGGATGAGTGAAGGAAAATCAATTCTACATTACCAAGGGAAAATAAATTTTCTAGGTAAAACCTGCGACCGGCTGAAAAAAGAAAGGGATGAGTTAGCAGCACAACTGGATAAGTACAGGGCGTTCGCTGTAGGGCAAAACCCTAGATCCTTAGGAGTGACAGGTGGAGCAGACTCTTTAATTTACTCCTATATCACGGTCGCTTATGTGAGGCTGAGAAGGTATGTAGCCACTCTGAATAAGGAAAAAGTATCTCTCAAAAATTAACTCCAGGTAGAGTGTGATGCTGTTGTCCACCTCCAGGATAAACTCAAAAGAAAAGGAGAAGATAGATGGGGAAATTAGATTTTCTTTGTGTTCCTAAGCACGAAGGTTTGGTTATGGCTAAACGTCAGATTGAACAAGAGAAAAACATACCAGACATAGACATTGAGTTTGATGATCTGGACGAAATTCTGGACAACAAGATAAAAGAATTCACCGACGACAATGGGGACTTCGATATCTGGACGGTGGTAGAACATCTTGAAGGAGTAGAAGGGCTTACCAGTAAGCATTGGATGAATATCTATGACACTCAAGAGGATAGGATATGATGAATTCTAAAAACTTAAGTGACATTGAACGAGTCATAACATCAATATGTCTACTGTATATAGCAATAATTTTTGGGCTTATTTTAATATTATTTTTGCCTGAGGAAGGAAGTGAAAAAGAACCACTCAAAATCGGAGACTGTGTGGAGTCAATTAGTATAGAGGAAAAAAGGTATTCAAGGATTGAAGGAGTAGGGCAGGGGAAGAAAATAACCCGTTATCAAGATGATGGATCTTTGGCTTTCGAGTACGGCAGTCGTTTGATTAAGACTGACGAGAAAAATTGTAAAAGACTAAGGAGTACCGATGAGCCCAACTAATTTAGAAATACAAATTCAAGCTATGGCTATAATGGTCAGGGTGGACGGGATGAAAGCTGAAAATAAAATTCGTGAAATGAACGAGAGTGACCCTAGACACGAAGAAATTGATTTTATAGAAATGGCAGATCAATTAGATTCGCTATTACCTCAGGTTTCTCACATACAGGAGTAAAGCAATGAAAATAAATGAGCTAATAGAGCTGTCAGGGGTAATGGCTAGGGGTTGGCGTTCAAAAGATGCTGCTGAAATAGAACTTAGAGAACATATTAACGGAAGCGGCCCAAAGTTTTACGGTGGGGCTAGAAGGTGGCCAGCCTTGAAGGTAATAATCTCTTTTAAAGAGGACGAAAAAGAAGAAACCATAGACGAGATGGTGGCTGACATTAAGTCAGTTCTATTGAAGTACGGATATGGGGAGAAGACAACCAGCAGGCAGAGTAATAGGTTTATAACGGAGTATAAGATCTGATGATTAAACGTGGAAGTATATGCCCAATGACAACGGCTAAAGTTAAAGACGGTACAACTGAGTATGGGTTAAAAGCTAGGAATAAAGGAGACAGGTTAATTTTCCTTTATTTAGGACATCAAAAAGAAGGGGAAGAACTTGATCCAGAGGAAGTTTTAAGGGATATGGGTTGGTCTGAATCAGAAAAAGAACCGGAGTTTACAGTAATGGAGAAGTTTTACCAAAAACTTCATTTAGCTAAGGTATTGGTTATCAACAATATTACGTCGAACCACCTTCATATCAATTCTCTTGAAGATATTGAGAATAAAGGCTCCCCAATTTGTGTGGCAGAGTTTGATGACGGTACCACTTTTAAATTATACATAGAACACGTATTAGCTGCGACTTACTATGTTGAGGAGACGGGTAAGTTATCTACCTTTTACTGCGGGACACCTATTGTTTTAGAGTTAGGTAAGGGGTTTAAATAATGGATAAGTTAGTAGAAATGTACCACAAAAAAGTTAAGTTGATGACCTACATAACGGTTAATTTTCGCTGGTCTTCTACTCATCTAACTATTTTTTCGGCTGATCAAATCGAGAAAGAGTCCCCAATCCTAAGAGTTTGAAGATCAGCCGGATTTCGAATTACTTGATTGTCACGTAATTAATTCGTTGGAGTACGACGAAGACACTGGAAAACTTAAAACTTTTTGCTACGGGAAGTTTGTATATATAACTATGCACAGGTAAAAATTAGGGGAGTAGAATGAGTCATACAATATTATATAGACATGCAAAAGTTCTCTGGCAAAAGGAGGATGAAGAGCTCGCTTTGCCGGAACCGGCAGTAGCAGCTTCATTGGATGCTAATGATTTAATCTGTCTGGAACAACAAGAAGATACAATCATCCTAAATCTTGCTAGTCTGGAAGATTTCTGTTCAATGGTTAGAGAGTTGCGTCGTGAAGCTAAGGATGACCACAAGAGAAAATCAAAATAATGCCTTCAATTACTGATATTTTTAAAACTTTATTGAGTTAATAACCTTCGTACAAATGTACGAAACAAACAGGATAAGATCATGGGTAAATCATACGTAACAATGGAAACTGTGTTTTGCATAATTTGTGGCTCAGAGAAGGAATCAGGGGCAATTTTGATGGACAGAGGATTGCGAGACAAATTTGAAAATACTACTTGCACCGGACCTGGGTTATGTCAGGAACATCAAAAATTATTTGACGATGGGTTTATTGCCTTAGTAGGAGCCGACCCAGAAAAATCTGGTGACCCTCTTCCGAACGGAAACTTAAATCCAGAAGAGGCTCACCGGACTGGGGAAGTTGCTCACCTGAAAAGATCAGTGTTCCACAATATATTTAATGTCCCCTGTCCCAATGGGCCGATGGCCTTTGTTGAACCTGAGGTTATTAGTGCTCTGAGAGGGATGGAGCCACCTGAGTCTGACTTAGGAGAGAAATCGTGATATTTCAGTATTTATTCAGTATCATTCAAGGCGGCACTATTCTAGAAAAAAGAATCTGGGAAAACAGAAAGGATTCTAGTTCTGACGCCCGGACAAATATCCAGAAGTATGCTGATGAAGCCTATGGTAAGTATTTGACTATCGAGGTTTCTGGGAAGGTAGGACAGAAGGAGGATCCTAAGGTTATAGGCAACAGCAGAGGGGTTGCAATAACTCTATCATTTTTAATCGACGGATTTAATCACCGTGTTGGAACTCTCCCTATATTTTTTACTAATATTCATAGTGGTATTGGGTTTGATGAACTTGTCTGGGAATGCTACCCACTGGCTGTAGAACTTGAAAGATTGTATTCTGAAAGAATAGAGAGAAACTGTCCGGGAGTTTATCAGTATGAACTAGTCAAAGGAATTGCGGCTAAGGTTCTGTTTGATTACGTTAGGTTTTATGGTCGAGTACCTTTAGTCTATGAGTTTAATACGGAATTTCTTCCGTTAAGGGATGAGTGGTACGATAAAGCATAATGTATAAAGTTAGAGAAATTTACGTTGGGATCTGCGGAGAAGACTGTGGAACTTGGGATGGGGCTATACGAAAAGTACTTGATCTTAAGTTCCCTGGGCAACCTATTTATTGTAAACACCCGCCGATAAACGGTGACGGAAGGGATACCTACACTTATGTGAGAAGTCATAAGACAGATAACCAAAGGGACGTCACGGTTAAAGTAGAGAAATCCGAAAAAGGAAACTCTATAAATATCTCAATATTGGAGAGAATTGCGAGGTAGTAATCAAGCAGCTGGAATACAGGAAGGAGTGAACTAGTGGGTCTAAAGTGCAAATGCGGTAAAGGTTATGCCAGCTCCTATGATGGTCTATGTTGTTTCTGCCGAGAGAGTTTAGTTAGACGAGCAGATGCCAGAGCGGTAGGAGTTCGCCATCGTGGGGATGGTCTTAGCATAGAGCAATTTGAGAAAATTAAAGCGTATCACAGTCCTCCGCCTGAAGAGTGGAAGGGAACGTGGGGAGGGAATTGGAATGGAAATTAATATAACAAAATTTTTTAATGAAGCAGAACCTTCTGACTTCTGTTCAAGTGTGGCAGAAATGGGCCAGAACGCTGGAGCTTATACCTGGAAATATGCGATAGAAGCTGCGGAAGATGAATATCAATTTTTAGATACGGTTGAAAAGCAGCAGGCGTTTCGTGATCATGTTAGAGCCTTTGGAGCTTGGACAGATGACCAGATTAATTCGTGGCAGGTTGTCGAGCTGGATGCTTTGTTTATTCAATTTGTTTCTGGCGATATTCGATCTAGTGAAGGCCTGACAAATAAAGACTGGGAACTCTATAAGAAAGAGTGGGAGTCTGGACAATGCTCAGGACAAATGTTTTATAGACATGACGGTGAAATCTATTATCAGTTAGACTAATAGCAGGGGAGTTAAAGTGTATAAATCTATAGCGTCTTATATTTTATTTTTATTGACCTTAGGGGTGCTAGGTATTTCCGTCAAGTGGAAGACTCGCCTGAGTCGTCTGGGATTATATTTACTCTACAAAATCAAACCTTGTAATAAAGCTCCAAAATTTATAGACACTCAGGAGGTAGCGCCTGAATCAGAGCGAAACAGCCACGACCCGCCCAAACTAAAACTAGGAGAAGTGGGGAATGAGGTAAGACCGCACTGGATTTGGACAGTGTATGGGACCAATATAAATTAGAGCGACATAAAGTCAAAGCCCATACCCTTTCGAGGATTGGGCTTTTTGGGTGAAAGTATAGCTTAAAAACAATTTAGCGGAGAAGTAAAATGCAATTATATACACCAGACGAGAGTTTTCTTAAAGAAATTGACCCAGATTATTTTGAATCTAAAAGCCAGGAAAAATTAATGGAGGCTATGGATAAGGCGGCGAAAGAGAAGAAGTCTATGGGGTACTCAGTAAAGGGGAGAATGAAAATCGGCAGGAACGATCCATGCCCATGTAGGAGCGGCAAAAAATTTAAAAAATGTTGCATTAGGAAAGTTAAAAGATAGCTCCTAATTCTAATTCCTTGTCAACCTGAAGGTAAATGTAATGCGCTTTGATTGTAGAGTTGGTGACTATGTAGAGTCTCCTAAAATTGATGAGTTCATGGAGAAGGTTAATGAACTTTGTCGTGAGTATAAATATCATATTGGGCATGAAGATATTCACGGTAGTTTCGTCATTTGGGATTTGAATAATGATGAAGATCTTGAATGGTTAAACGACGCTAATATTGACGATACACTTAAGGGAGAAATCTAATGAAACAATCATTTTTTAATCATACCAAACCCGCAATTAGAAGTATGGCGGAGAAAAAACATGAGTAGGTCTAACCCTCATATAGAAAAAACTCAGAAGATGAAAAAGAGGCTCACCTTCTCAGTGACAGTTGAGTACGACGTTAGGTGTGAAGCTAAGATAGACAAAGAAATGTTGAAAAGAAATGTTTTGTGGGCGTTAGAGCGTGAACGACAAAACGGGTCTTTGTCTGATATAGAAGTGAACGCCAATTGGGTAGAAGTTAAACTCTAAGGGACATAACAGGTCTGAGGAAATTTTATGAAAAAATCATTCTTCTATCACGTAGCAATTGAAACAGCGCTTAGGTACGGCTGGGATTTAGAGCAGGATTTGGATGAATTTTTAGGAGGTCTCCCAAAAGTAATTTTGAATGAACCTGTTTGGCAGGTTAACACATTAATTGCCCACGAGAGGGACGTTATCGAAGCCTCTAAAGGGGTAGTTACTGAAAAGTTATACGAGATGTTTAAGGAGTTCCTTAAGGGGGTAAAGCCGGAAGCATTTCTTATATCACCGAGCCCTGTTGTTCTTGCGTCAATGCACAGTGGGTCAAGTGATTATCTATACCTACATGACGTTAAGGAACTAGTGGAGCAGTATGAGAAAGGAGTAACAAAATGAAAATTTTATATCAGTTATTTGTGTCACTTGAGAACATCGAAATCTCAGACAGATTGAAACGTAAAGCTCAAAACGACATTGAATTAATAATCGAAAGAAACATTAATTGGGAAGTTTTCAGTCGCGGGTTAATTGTCCAATTAACCCCTGGGAAGGGGTATGAGACACTAGAAGAGTTGGTGATCGCCAAAACCGCTTTAGAAGAATACCTGAAAGAGGTTAAGGGCGGGACTTTATTATTCCCTCAGGAATTCTGAACATTTTGCAGTATTCTATCTTGATAATCAGCATAGCTTGATAGAATACATAGAGGAGTTTCATGGAACGATTAGCTCATCCTCAGTCCACCCAAGGGTGATAGTAAAACGATCTTTGAAATTGAATGCTTCAGCTGTAATCCTGGCCCACAACCACCCCAGCGGGGTAGCTGAAGCAAGTGGGCCTGACGTACATATCACTAAAAAATTGAAGGATATATTAAGGGTCATAGATGTTACAGTGTTAGATCACTTAATAGTGGCTGGGCATGAAGTTGTTTCAATGTCAGAGCAGGATCAATTGTAAGTAACAGGATTGAAGTAAAGTGAAATATAAATTCCCTAAACTTAGTTTTCCTCAAGCGGCAGTAATAGCTACTGTGTTCCCTAAACATATGCAGCGTCTTAGGGCTTTTGAAGAAAACATGAAGAGAGTTAAAGATTTATCATCGACTGCGGAAAGGGCCAACGCAGCGTTGAGAGAATTCGGTTTGGCCATGAGGAAAATCAAAATGGATAGGGTTATAAAACGAACGGGCAGAACCACTAATAGAGTCACTAAGGGGCAGATTTACAAAATGATTGGGGACAGAATTACGGACGATAAAGGGCGTGAGATGTACCCTAGTGTGATACCAGGGTATTGGGAAGTAATGAAAGACCATAATCTTGATCACACTACGGAACGTGCATTAGTTTCAGTTACAGACTACGACGGCACAACAAAAACTGCTACCCTTGTGGGTAAAAAATAGAAGGAAAACCCGAATACAACTATTCTGGAGCGGTTATCTAAAGATTATGGGGTATACATAACTGGAGTGGTCGATGAAGAATCGAGGGTTATAGAGACCCACACAACCTTAAGCTATAACGCCCTGAGTGCTTACCTGGAATGTAAAGGGTCATTTTATGAGAAGAACATCCCTGAAAACTGGTTCGTGTTTTCTCATTTTCCAGGTAGTTTTTCTGACATTAAGTTAGGTTTAAAAATACCGGGCAATGTACTATTATTTAGAGACAGTGATATCTTTCATGATAATAGGCTGGGGGTTGCTAAGGAAATAACCTACGGCACCGAACCGTCTGATAAGAATGCAATTCTCATTCACAAGGGTAATCAATACGATCAACAACTGGGGCGATTGAAAAGGGGAAGTGAAATTAAAACCATTGTAGACGAGGAAGTCAGACGATTGCGTAACCTTGGTAGAAAATTGGACTCAGAAGAAAAGAAAATTACCATAACTCTGACGGCATATATTCGCTTAGAGTACTCAGGAACAGTATCTGTCCCTGCAAATTTTACTCAGGCAGACATGGACAAAGTAGCGCAGGAGGCCAGAGAAAGAGTTAGTAGGGGCGCGTATGGTCAGATAGATGACTCGTGGGAAAAATGCGATCCAAAAGCTGAATAAGTTTGGCTATAAATAATTAGCAACAGAGGGCAGAAGCATGTCTGTATTTATCGAAATAACTCACTGCTCCCAGTGCCCACATGAGGGGCATCGTGGAGGGTTTGCAAAAGTTAGTTACATACCTGTTTGTAACCACGGGAGCAAAAGTAAGACAATACCATACGAAGTAGGGGAGTCTCATGGAATTATAACTGCCAGTATCCCCGAAAATCAGAAAATACCAAAATGGTGTCCATTAAGTGTAACCAGTACAGGCATGAGAGTAATTAAATGAAAAAAGAAAAAGATCAAGTTAAAATATGTAGTCTATCGGCTTTAGATAAAGCTGCTGAAATGGGGTTCACTGGTTTAAAAATTGGAGGGCATCCCTACCCTAAAAGTTTTAAATTCTCTAATCAGGGGAGGGGTATTGAAGGGATGCATGTGGAGTGCGGTGACTCCTTTATGATAGCAATAAATGGGTACTGTGGCTTTGGCTCTGAGGGTACTTCAGATTGTTGGAAATGGATTTTACAGTTAGGTATAAAAGACGGGAATTTAACCTTATCAATCTCTGGAAATCCTAGTGACAACTGGTGGGAACGTCTTGAAGAAAATATTGAGATGGAGATTGATTTAGAAAAGTTTAAGAATAAACAAGGGGCTCGACAGAGTCAACGGTCTCGTGAGGAATGGAGGGAAAGTGAGCCTTTTAAAGAGTTACAGAAAACTGGGACGATCGATATGGAAGGTCAATCATGGAAAAACTGGAAGAAATATCTAGAGACTCTATAAACGGATTGTAGTTGGTTTGGGTATAAATAATTAACAGAGGAAAAGATATGAAATTTCTAGTCACATTATCTCTTCACATTGGAGAGTATGAGAAAAGGTCGAAGCAACTAATTGAAGCGCCTGATGCACTTCAGGCAGGAACTAAGGCGCTCGAAGGTGAGTGCCATGGGCAACCAGATTGGGCTGGGATAGATCCTGTACTGAAACAAAAGTGCTGGGATAGGGATGAAATGGTCTACAAGGTTTTTAAGGTGAAGCCTATTCCTCTTGGTGATTATGAGATTTTGAAAAAGTATTTTTAGGAGGTAGTTGTGAGAAGTTATTTAGTAGAATGGATAATTGATGAAGAAGCCGACTCCCCTCTGGAGGCGGCTAGGAAGGCACTAGAGGCTCAGAGGAACCCGGACACTATCGCCTTGGTCTTCAATGTAACTGACAAAGTAACAGGGAAAGCGGTAGAAATTGACCTGACTAAATATAAGGAGTAGTTTGGAAGTAGTTTTGATATAAGTTTAGCAAAATTCAAAAACAATTTGGAGATAGAAAAATGCAAACCCGTAATTTTAAGGTGGAGATTGTTGACTACCCGGAAGAGGCTCAAAAGTATGGAAATAAAACTACCTTACTTGTTATTAAGAAATGCGTTATTGTAGGCAAGGGCACAATAAACGGGCTACCTACAGTCGACATTCAAATGCAGGACGAGAGTGGGAAAAAGTTTCTAGTAATGGCGACAGGTAGAATCATAGAGATGTTGGCTGGGACTATAGTAGGAAAGCGTGAAAGAGATCAAGATATCTGAGAGTTAAGTATGGGAGCTAAGAGGTAGGCTTAGAGACAGCCATCCTTTAAAGAAAGCGTAACAGTTCACTAGTTGCCTATACTTAGTTAGAGAAATTTAAGTTTATATAGGAAGTGGATCGGATTAGCGCCTCGTCAGCGCGAACCTTATTCCTGTAGAGGGATCCGACCTACTCCGTATGTAAATTTCTTAAAGTGGAGGTAATGATGAGTGATGCACCAATTAAAGAATGTGATTATTGTGGCGAGGAAGGGGTAATGCCAACTTTTATGGACGGGGAGACGATCTGTGCAGAGTGTACTAGGGTACTTCCATTGTCAAGTAGGAAATGCAGAATCAAAATAGCGTCTCTCCGTAGCCAGATTTTAAGTTTAACAAAAAAGGAAGTGGGTAAGCTAGATTCAAATGATTTTAAAAAGAAAATAGTACATTCAGAAATGGTAAAGGCGCTTTGTAAGAAGGGGGAAGATATCATTGCTGAACTAACCCCAAAGAAAGCCCATGTTTGGCACATGGCTACTGGGATTGTCGGGGAGGCAGGGGAGCTGTCAGAAGCGGTTAAAAAGTTTGTAATCTATGGTAAAGATCTAGACCGAGAAAATGCCAAAGAAGAACTTGGTGATTTGGAGTTTTACATGGCGGGTATTCGTCAGGGTTTAGGCATCACCCGCCAGGAAACACTTGAGCATAACGTGGAGAAATTATCTAAGCGGTATGAAGGGCTTAAATACTCGAACGACGCTGCTAACGCTCGCGCAGATAAAGCAGAAGAGGAATAAATAGTACGGGGTGTAGCTCAGTTTGGTAGAGTCCTCGCCTTGGATGCGAGTTGTCGCAGGTTCGAATCCTGTTGCCCCGACCAAAATTAGTAAAGAATAAGGTCCCCTCGAAGCTGGGGCGTAAGTGACAGGCTAAAGCAACTGCCTATTAATACCTGTTCGTGTAATATACAGATTCAGAAAACCAAACAATTGGAGAAACAAAGTGCAGCAATATTTAGATTTATGTAAGCGGGTAATTAATCAGGGTGTTTGGGTTAAAAATAAACGCACTGGGAAGAGGTGCCTTACTGTTATTAATGCTGACTTTGAATACGACGTGAGTGAAGGGATATTGCCAATCCTTACCACGAAGAAGTCTTTCTGGAAAAAAGCAGTGGCAGAAATGTTGGGGTACATTCGAGGATACACCAGCGCTAGGCAGTTCAGAGAACTTGGAACAAACACTTGGGACGCCAACGCCAATGAAAACCAAGATTGGTTAGCCAACCCATTCCGTATGGGAAAAGACGACATGGGGCGATGCTACGGAGCCCAGGGACGCGATTGGAGGAACCCAGAAGGTCATAAGGTAGACCAACTTCGAGACGTTTATATGGACCTTAGAAAGGGTATAGACAACAGAAGTGAAATAGTTACATTCATGAATCCTGGAGAGCGTGACAGAGCCTGCCTAAACTCATGTATGCACACTCACACTTTCAGTATTCTCGACGGGGTTCTGTACCTAACCTCTTACCAACGGTCAGACGATTTATGTTTAGGTCATGGGTTTAATCAAATTCAGGTTGCATGGCTGTTAATGATTATGGCTCAAATTACTGGGCTAAAACCTGGCACGGCTTTTCATAAAATTGTTAATGCTCACATCTACGAAGATCAGTTAATACTTTTGCGGGACGTTCAACTTATTCGAAACCCCTTCCGTCTGCCGACCATGAAAATAAACCCAAAAATTAAATCACTTGAGGACTTAGAAACCTGGGTCACCTTGGATGACTTTAAATTGATTGGGTATCAACATCACCCTGCAATAAAATACCCTTTCAGTGTGTAACCGATGAATTAAGGAGCAATTAGTGGACAAAGATCTATTAAGAGGAAATCCAATGATTTGTGTGAAAGGTCAGTGGTTTTACACAGACACTATGGAACCAACAGTAGAAAATTGGAGAAAAACTCCTTGTGGAGTTTGTAAAAGAATGAGAAATGCAAATGGTGATGACCCCTGCATAGAGAAATTACCAGGGGGAGTTATGAATGCGTGTTGTGGTCATGGGGTAACTGAAGAAGCTTACATCCAGTTTTATGGAGGTAACAGGGTTCATGGTGCTCTAGCCGTTAAATTACAAAATGTCCTTTTAGGATATAAATTAATATTCCAATGTAAAAAATAACTGTAGAAAGAGGTAAAGATGGGTATCACTATTAATGAACAACGAGTGAAAGACATGCAGGAGTGCATTGACAGGTCGAACAATTTTTTTGAGGATATTTTACCTCAAATGGATAAGCTGGTTCTCCAGGATTATAGGAACCTGAATGAACTTGGGATGTTGCTAAGTAGGCTAGCAACAAAAAGACGTGATGGCTGATCATAACTCTAAAACCCCTTTAGAGTTTAGAAACTCATACGGAACCCCTTACTATCTAGCTAACTGGTTAGACAGTTTATACGACTTCGATGTAGACCTAGCAGCGTCTGATGAGAACGCGTTGTGTGATAACTATTTCACACTTGAACAAGATAGTCTGAAACAGGACTGGTCTAAATTTAGGCGTGGGTTTTTAAATCCTCCGTATGACAAAATTTCTCCCTGGGTAGATAAGGCGATTGAGGAGAAAAAGAAAGGGTTTATCACAGTTATGTTGATCCCTACAGCGAACGGTGAGGATCATTATGAGAAAATTTTTGATAATGCCAGCGACCTTATTTACATAAACGGTCGTATCTCCTTCATCGCAGCATGTGATTGGATTATCCCCGGTAAAGGTGGAAAACCTGATAGGTATATTAAGAAAGGAGAACCTGTCTCAGGGAACACAAGAGGTTCGTTTGTAGTTACGTTTGAGCCTGAAGAACGTCCTCTAGGATTATTCTATGTAAGACGAGATAGCATTAAAAAGAAATTTTCAATTAACTCTGGGAAATAGTATGAAAAGAGAGAACAGATATTTAGTAATAAAACTTAGTGATCTGGAAACAGCCAGATCAATTTTACCTAAGACGCACCTTGAGGGTTTTCAAATGGTGTGTAATACCATTGAGAAAATTAGGAGGGGAGGTACATGCCATAATCCTCCTTTCAATTGTGTTGTAGTAGAATCTGGATGGCCTGAGTATGAAAAAGTTTGGGAGATGATGGAAGAACGAGTTGATCGTGAATTGAAAAATAGTTAGAGAAAAATCGTTTTACTTTACAGGAGAACAAGATGCAACAATTACTACCGACAGTTTTTATCCGTGACTCTAAAAACAGAGACCGACAATGGTCAGTTTGGACTGAAGGGGACACTGTAGTCAGCGAGTCAGGTTTAGTTGGCGGAAAGCTAAAACAGCAAAGGTCTAAATCTAAAGCTAAGAACGTGGGAAAATCTAACGAAACTACCCCAGAAGAACAGGCAGTACTTGAGTCTAAATCTAAGCATCGAGCCAAAGTAAAACTTGACGACTATAACGTAGACATCGAACTGTCAGGTTTGAAGTTACGAGCGCAGTTGGCTCTGGATTTCAAAAAAGTTCCGCATAGGGTTAACTGGGATGACACAGTAGGGCAAGCTAAACTCGATGGGTTAAGACTGACCGTGGGTAATAAACTTTGGCCTAATGGGTTCACCCCCGGTGATTTTCAGATGCTATCACGCAAAGGTGAAGTCTACAATGTGGAGCATCTTGTAGAGGCTTCTGACCAATTATTAAGATCTGTAAATAAACTTTGTAATAACCGATGTCTAGCGTTGGACGGTGAAGTTTATTTACACGGATTACCTCTTCAAAGGATTTTCTCAAGAGCTGAAGTTTATAAGCCAGGTTTGACTGAAGAGCTTGAGTTTCATTTATTTGATTTAATCATTTTAGGTATGCCATTCAGTGAGCGGTATAGGCTTTTAAATAAGGCCTACGAGGAATACAATTACTCTGAAAATAATTTTCACTTAGTTGGATGTATTTCAATCCCTAACGAAGAGTCTATGCGTAGAGCACACATGGAACTTACCGGACAAGGGTTTGAAGGTATCATTATCAGACACCTTTCTGGGGAGTATACCATGGGGAAACGGTCTGCCCACATGTTCAAATATAAAATATTTTATGACAACGAATTCAAAATTGTAGATATGTGGCCTGACAAAAATGGAAACGCCATGCTAACCTGTGAAATTCCTGAAGGGTTCAAATTCGCCTATAAGAGTTACATTGCTCAGGAAACTTCTACTTTCAATTGCACCCCTAAACGAACCCACAAAGAACGTAAGGTAATGCTTACTGCTCCTGAAGAGTGGGTTGGTAAATGGATCACTTGTAAATACCAAGACGTAACAGAAGACGGGATGCCCTCTTTCGCAGTTGGTCTTGCGAAAAGGAAATGTAACTCTCAAGGTAAGCCCCTCGTTTAAGGGTTATGTATGTATAACTTTTATGTATGCGTCTGGCCAGATAATTTTTGGTGCTTCCCATGTGAGTTAGATAAATTCACGAAGGAACACCATAAGTCAGACGATTACATTTTTGTAGCAGTACCAATCGATACTCATGATGAGGCTGTCTATGACTTCCTTTTAGAAGAGGGAGTGATAGATGACGGTCTTTAAACTGGAGGGTTAAAATGCAGGAGGATATGACCCTTAAGGCGGCTGGTGCTTCCAACTACCATAAAACTGCAAGGTTGTTGAAGCTAGAAAAACATATTGAATTAGTTAATTGCCCAGACGAAAACTCTAACAGTCAATGCATGATTTGGAATGGGCCGACTAATATTAACGGTGACCCCAGAGACAGTAACAGAGGAAGGAAGGTTGATATCCGTAAATATTTATGGATGTTATCTAGACCGGAACCATTGTGGCCTCAGACCTACCAGGATTACTATGAGTCAGTGTTCTATGGGTTTTTAGAGTGTTTTTATAAATCAAAAGGGGGATTGAAAGCCTTAGAGATAGAAACTCCAAACTCTTTCCCAGAAGGTTATGAAGCCAAATTGCTTTACGAAAGAGGGGATCTAATCGTCCCCTGTTGCGGAAGCAAAGATTGTATCAATCCAGAGCATTTAACTATGTTATTCCCTAGCGAGAGGAGGGACTACGATTTTGGTTTAGATAAAGAGTTTCTACGAAAATCTTCTGTAACTGATGAAATTATTGATAAACTTAATGAGTTAAATAAATTCATACCTGAAGGGGGGAAGCTAGGGGTAAAAGAAATAGTTAAAAGTCTCAAGGTTAGTTACCCTACTGCGTACAAATATTTGAACGAATATGATCGAATTAAAAAGGCTAGCAGAGAAGTTGCAGAAAGAGGGATACTAGACCTAGACTACTTCATTTTAGGAGTTGATGGAATTATTGGGTTATCTAACTTTAATCCTATGTTTTCTGAAGAGGTATCAAGGGATCCTAAATATGCATTAAAATTGAAAGGGTGGTTAAAAGTAGTAAGAGAAGAAAATTTAGCAACACTAGGTAAGATTGCTTTATCTACTATAATGGCCGGTACTGGAAGACTTCCTGAACAGTCTAATTTCATAACTTCTAAAGCTAAACCTAATGAAAGGTTGAATCAAAAAGCTAAAGGGTTTCTCAATAGATTACTTTTATCAGAAGGGGTATTGTCAAAATTATTGGCTAACGCTAATTTAATCGTAGATCAGACTGAGATCATAAAATCTTTAACAACCAGGGTAGAAAGTCTTGAAAAATATAAAAAAGAAACCATTATCAAACAGTCTGAATCTATACAATCTTCAGTACCCTCTAATCCTCCTAAAAAAGTAAAAAGAAAAAACAAAATATCAAACAGACCTGGGGGTTGTTTAGAAGAAGATAAAGATTATATTGACATCCAACTTGGGGATGGAGGGGCAAAATACAGAGGTTGGTTAAAGACTACATGGCCAAGAGATTATTTCAAAATGGAAGGAGTAATTCAGACAGAGGACTATTGGAGTACTTTTCCTCCAGCAGCGTTCCCTGACTATGGTCAAATTCATGAATTCAGTTTCGACCCAGAACAAAAGTTACCTGATGGGGATATTTTTGGAGGACGTTCTTGGGACTGGCTAGAAGCAGACGAAGATACTATAGCAATGGAAAAGGCACAATCAATAAGTCCTGAGTACCATTCTATGGTTATTAGTTATGCGCTCACTACAGACGTAGGTTGTGAGGAAGAATTAAGAGTTATTAAAGAACTAGGAGACACTCGTTGTATGAGGGTTGTGGCATATTATAGTGAAGATAAAATTGTGGTTAATACTTTAATCCATTCGAACGAGAACGGAGGTAAAGTTGGTACCAGAGATCTTCTGTATTTAGGGGGGAGGTACAATATCTGTGAATAACATACCTCATGAACATTGTTTACTTAACTGCGGGTCAGAAGGATGCCCCGCTCCTAAAAGCACCAAAAGCGAAAAACTAGAGGACCCAAAAATGAAATCTTTAAACACACTAACCAATGAACAGTTAATTTTGGAAGTTAAAAAATCACGTAAAGAAAAACTTGGACTAAAGCGCCAAGTAGAACACTTAACGAGTCGGATAGCAGTAGTTAAAGACGGTCACATAATCGCTATCGACGAAAAAAACAAGGAAATCATAAATCTTGATAATCTTCAAAGAAAACAGAAGAGAGAGCTTCAGGGTATCCCAAATTTAGAGCAGGAAATCAAGAATTTAAAAGGCATTATTTATAGGGCTAAATCTGCGATTGAAACTACAGTCGAACTAAAGTTTCCACAAGACCCAACGTTAGAGCATGGGTTTCATACTTCCGACTACATTGAGTCTCAGGTTTTACTAACTGGACCTCAACCAAAAGGGAAAATACCTTATACTCACATTTATAAAATACTTACCCGCATACCAATCTGAAGAGGGTAGGTCAAATATGTATGAATACATTTGGAGAAAAGTTAAAGATTACTTAAAACCCCCCAGTTTACGGTTATCACGTTAACTCCTATAGGCAGGTAGAAACTTTAAGTTGTGGACATCGGGTTCACAACAAGGGATCTGTAGGGAAGCTAAAAAACGCAGATGCAAAGACTGTGAAAATCTTAGAGATGGGACGGTTTATCGATGGCTGGACCTAAAGGTGATGGAAGTCTGAACCCGGATACAGAAATGCCTATTAAACTACCGATAATTGAGGATTAATTATGAAATTAATATTACCTAAAAATGGATCTAGTAGTGACATCAAACTACTGGATAGTAAAGGTGAAAATGTTTTAAAGAAATTAAGTGACCAAGGTATTTCAGTAACAGAGATCAACATCTACATGGATACTAAGGATTTAATATATATGGAATTGAAAGCCAATTTGTTTATTGAAGGTGAAGTAGATGTAGACGAAAGTCTGATTAAAATATTGGACTACTCGGAGGCTATAAAATGAAAATTTGGTACAAAAATTGGAACCCAACATCAGAAAGTTTGGCAATAGTTTACCAAGCTGAAGAGATAATCAGGGAATACCAAAAGCAGGGGTACACTCTGACCTTAAGGCAAATCTATTACCAATTTGTAGCCAGGTGGTGGTTAGAAAATTCTGACAGGTCATACAAAAATTTGGGCAACCTAATTAACAAGGCTAGGCTAGCAGGGTTAATATCATGGAAAGCTATCGAAGACAGAAATCGTGAGCATAACAATTTTTGGTACCGAGAAGACGAAGCTGAAGCGATTGAGATGTTGCCAAGATTTATTAGATTCGACCAGTGGGGGAGGCAACCCTGCTACATAGAAGTTTGGGTAGAGAAGGAAGCACTAGGTAACGTAGTTTCGAGAGCGTGTAGGCCCCTTCTGGTGCCTCATATGGCATGTAAAGGTTACCTGTCTGCCTCTGAAGCATGGCGAGCGGGTCAACGTTATGAAGATAAATTGAACGAAGGGAAACATTGTGTCCTAATTCATCTTGGAGACCATGACCCGAGCGGAATGGATATGACTCGGGATAATAAAGACCGGTTAGATTTATTTACAGGAGGGTCTGGAAAAGTAGAAATTATCCGGCTGGCGCTCAACATGGATCAGGTAGAACGATACTCACCTCCTCCTAATCCTGCCAAAATTACTGACAGTAGGGCTAAAGAGTACATCAAAAAATTCGGTAACACGTCCTGGGAGTTAGATGCTCTGGAACCTGCTGTGATGGAGGAAATGATAAAAGACGAAATCAACGAGTATGTAGACCAGTACTTATGGACTCAAGTTGAGGAACAGGAGGTAGATGTCGAGGAGCGTCTTGGTAAGCTCTACGACAACTGGGATAAAATTAACCATTTACTTGACAATTTGGAAGAGTAAGGGGTCACTATTAAAACTCGCTGGTGAAGATCCTATAAGTGAGTTACTATTAATAACTAGATCAATAGTAATCCGGGACATAAGGTTATGATAATTACAGAAGGGTCAGTCGATGTAAGTGCGTATTATTACATTTTAGACAAAACTACTGGGTTACCCGTAACAGGGTTGCTATATTCAGACATAGAGACAGGTGGATCAGCATCCTATACGAGACAGGGGGAGGCTAGAACAGATTTAACGCTTATTACATTAGCTTCGTCAAGCGCTGCTCACTCAGATGGTGGGTTTATTCTTGTTGACGATACTAATTTCCCAGGATTGTATCGTTGCGATTACCCGGACGCAGCATTTGTTACTGGCGTTGATCAGGTGTCTCTACAGGTTGTTATAGAAGGCTCTAAGAATGCCATAGCAATACCAATTATAGTTGACATAGTCAGTAAAGAAGGATATTCGTTAGCCTCTACTGGTCTAGATGCGATTGCTTCAACTGCAACTGGTATGGTTGAAATAGCAAAAGCCATATGGGATAGAGTTATTACCAAAGCGAACCACAATATTGCCCAAAGTGCAGGCAAAGAATTGAGAAGCTTAGCCAGTATAGTTATTAGAACGGAGACAGCTCAGGGACCAGGAACAGGGGATAATCAAATACAGTTTGATACAGGTGCTAGTTCAATGGACGGAGCTTATGACCCCGCTATAGTGGCAATAATTGCAGGGACAGGTGAAGGTCAGGCACGACGTATATTACAATATGATGGCACATCTAAAACTGCAACAGTAAATCGTAATTGGAAAATGAACCCTGACGCGACTAGCGAATTTAATATTATAGCAGATGCAGGAGGAACGCATGTTAATGAGGGCCTTGCACAAGCTGGGACATCAACAACAGTCACTTTAAACACTTTAGCTTCCCCAGATGATAACGCGTATGAAGGGCAAATGGTTTTTGTTATGTCAGGCACTGGGGAAGATCAGGCTAGATTAGTTCTCAGTTACGATGGTACGACAAAGATTGCTTCTCTCGATAGGCCATGGGAGAGAATTCCCAACACAACATCAGGGTATGTAATGCTACCTAGCTCACCTGTCCTGTTAGCAGCACTTACTCAGGCAAGTATAGATAACATAGAAGCGGGGACTATTAGCGCAACTGCTGCAGGAAATCTTGAAGATACTTACGACGGCACCGGGTATGAAAATGACAAAGCCCCTGCAACCCAAGCTCAAATTGGACTGTTGTCGACAGGGGTTTCTGGAGGTGGGGCAATCAATGCGACTGGTGTAGTGATTACAACCGGAACTGAAACTCTCACATTCGAAGCGACTCACGAAGAGGACGGAGTTGTACATGAAGTTGCCGCTGTTGGGGGGAACACAGATTTCTATTATGAAGTAACTTTAGGAGGAACTCAGGTTGCAACAGACGTCACCTGGAGAGGGTACGTTAGTGGTATTTTGGACTCTGTAGAACTTCAATTTTACCATTGGGGTGATGCTGCATTCAAAACAGAGTTAGTATTGCCTGGAGCTGTTGGTACAACCTTAATAGAGGAAACAATTAGAGCTGTTAACGCATATACTGGGACAGGTGCTAATTTAGGGAAAGTAAGATTTAGATTTTTATCTACAACCGCAAATAATATTGCTACTGATCGTTTGCGGTTTGATTTCGTTACTAACTTTGATTCTGTTGGTTACGCTTTAGGAAGAATATGGGTTAATACTTTATCTGGGAAAGCGGGGGTCGTTGCATTCTTTAACGGCGTTGCTGATAGGCCAGTTTTAACATTAGCAGACGCATTAACTCTTTCATCTAGCGTCGGACTTACAGATTTTCATACCATAAACGGATCCATCATTACCTTGGAAGGGATTAGTGATAATTTTTCATTCTTCGGTGATCATTGGACGCTCGCCTTAAATAATAAAAGTGTTTCTGGAACGTATTTCCAAGGTGCTTCAGAGGTTTCTGGAATATGTACAGGGACAGAAGAAGTGCATTTTGAGGGTTGCGATATAGATTCAATTTCTGTTCAGCTAGGGCACTTTGATTTTTGCGGATTCAGAGGGACAGTAACTCAAACTCTTGCAGGGGATTATAATTATCACGACTGCTATAGTAAGGTACCTGGAGCCGCAGCCCCTACGTTCACAAAAACAGCAGGGCAAGCTGTAACAATTCAGTTTAGGCGTTACAGTGGTGGGATCACACTTTCTGGGTTAGAGGCTGGTGACGTTATTACGGTCAGTGGGGAATTAGGTACTGTTACATTAAACGGTGCAGATGCAACTGTGGAGGTAAGAGGAACTTACAAGGAGTTAGTTAACAACTTAACAGGGTCCCCAACAGTTAACACCGATGGAGCTATTAAAGGCGTGGATGTAGCTTCAATTTTAGCTGACACAAATGAATTACAAACTGACTGGACGGACGGTGGTAGATTAGATCTGATATTAGATTCTATTAATGGAGTCTGGACAACAGCAATGACTGAAAGCTACGCGGCTGACGGATCCGCAATGACCCCTTCACAAGTACTTTATATGATTTGGTCAGATTTAAGAAGCCCTGCACAAGTAGGTACAACATGGACAGATTATAAAATTGACAACGTAACGGCAGCAATGACATTCACCCTGGATGACGCCGATATTCCAACAAGTAAAACTAGGGCTACATAATGTCTAATTTAATATCTCGTGGGTTTGGTTTGATACAGAGGATAATCACACGAGGGTTTTTCTCCAGAAGGCAAATTGGATTCCTTAGGGGTGAGTTATCAGTAACTTACGCGTATAGCTCTGATACAGTACCAACAAATGCACTAACGGGGGAAGCTAGCGTAACTGCAGGTTTAACCGGTGAGACAGAAATTACAGGAAACTAATAATGAGTGAATCAACTGAATCTAATGAGTTATCCCCTGGGAACTCAACAGTAATACAGCACACAGTTACAAACCCGTTAGCAAACCCAATCTATGTTAACGATGCCACCGTGACAGTAACTATTACAGACAGTAACGGAGTTGATTTGATTGGTGAGTCATGGCCTGTTACGTTGCCCTATGTCACCGCATCGAATGGGGTTTACAGGAAAATATTCGATCCTTTTGCGAATCTTGTGGTGGGCAATGTATACCACGTAATAATTAAAGTTGTTGGTACTGACCAGTTAGAGAGCGAATGCCTGTTAAAATGCAGAGCAACAGAAAGAACCTGTTAGAACAAATGGGGTATTAGGAAATCCCTAAAGCTACGCCAGACTTAGTTGACATAAACCACAGTCGATAGGATACTGGGCTTAGAAGTACACAGGGTAATTAAAAACAGTAAGAGATTTACCATTTAGCTTAAGCTTTATTGCTTTTACTCTGTTAAATAATCAATCATAGAGGAAGTTATGAAAAGATCGGTTACCGAAGACTATCAAGATAAACTTGGTTCTATATTTGTTTTGAATCTTCGTTATAAAGTAGATACTAAGTTTCATAGCTCTGGCGTGTATCTAGTTAACTACCAATACACTATTTTAGATTTAAGATCACAGAAGGTAGTTTTATCAGGAACTAATTTCAACCCGAGTTGCCACTGCAAGACTGCTGAAGAGTGGCCTGAGTATTTAGGGTGGAGAGGGGTGGGGGAGTTATTGAAGGAAGTTTGTGGGATGCCAGTAGGTGACAGTCACGCTGATTTGTTGTGCAGAGAAGAAGACGAAATAGATTGGCTATGTGGTGAAGACTCTGAGGAGTTGAGGGAAATAGGGGAAGGCATTTTAAAATCATGTGAAGGATTAATGTACCAAATTTAGAGGCGTAAATGAAAAACTTGATAGAAACTAAATTCCTTAAGAGATTAGAATTCTACTTAAAGGGCAAGATAACCATGGGCGAGGGGTTAGTAGCGCATTGGATTTGGGAGCAACCAAAATACTGGCGTAACAGGATATCTAACAGAGCAAAATTCATGAAGGAAGAATTTTCTGCTAACTATTTAGTTTATCAATATATGGATGACCTAGAAGCAAGAGCCCCAAGGTTGCCTAACCATTTCGTAGCGAAACCGATGTCCCATATTCTGGTGCCAACCTGTGGTAATAGTAGGTGTGTTAGACCAGGGCATCAAAAGTGGGTAACTATTCAGAAGTATAAAGAGCTAACTGCATGTAGAGGGGACAATCACGGTAAAGTCATTATGACTAAAGATAAAGTTGAAGAACTCTACCACATGCTTGACTCAGGGGAGTACGACTTACAGAATAAAGGTGATATTGCTGATAAGTTTGGTGTGAAAATAGACACCATTTACAGTCACAGAAGAGAATGGCTGAGACTTAGGGAATGAAAAAAATAACTCTCACTCTGAGGTTAGATAAACCAGATCTTAAAGGGGCAAATAGTCGTTTGTCTACCCTGAAAAGATCACTAATTAACCACTATTCACTTAAACTTGCTGGGCCGTTTTTACCTCCTCTAGTGTTTTCAAGAACCTGCTTTTTCCTATATGGGGACAACGTTAAACCTGAGTACTCAGGACAACAATTGAAAACTATATTTATCGATGCTGGAGATGATGAACTGTGCAAGCAAATGGAAAAGGACGTAGAAATCCTTAAAAATATATGGGGGGTTAAGCGTGGGTGAGTTGATTCAGTTTAAGTCGTATGCAAGATTAAAAAAGATGAGGATGATCAAGCCAGAAAGCAAAGGCATCAAGTGCCCCCTGTCTGATATTGTGATAATGATAAGTCATGCAATATACGGTACTCCGGGAGGGATACCTCCTAATGTTAAGCTAGCTGCAGATCTTCTTAAAGAGGCCGGTAAGGAATTTTCTAAAACTCTAGACCCAGCAGATTTAATAACTTTAAGTAAAGGTGTTTCAGATGAAATCTCCCTCAGATACCCTGGTAGATTGTAGCATTTTAGAAATGCAATTTAGAAGTATGGTAGCTATGTACTTTTATGACCTGCAACCAAACTTAGGGGGGTATGCTGGAGGATCAGAAGTAGTAGGGTTGAGCGAAGGGTTAGAGAGGCTTATAGACTGTAATAAGTTTTTATATTCTAGGACAGGTAATGTTTTTATTACTAGAAAAACTAGGAAATTCCCTATCTCAACTCACAACATAGACTTCGTAGGGTCTTACAATAGCAATTGCATTATACCAAAAGGGTTGATAATAATGAGGTTTAAGGATGTCCTGTTTACTACTAAGGAAGTTTCGGATATTTTTAATGTCAATCATAATTTAATTCTAAAGAAAGTTCAAAGTTTAAAGAGCGACTTACATGTACTCTCCTACTTATTAAATAAGGCAGGGGTGGCTAGTTTGTAGTTATTACCAGGAGTAAGAAATGCCAAGAAAACATAAAGAAACAAAGTTTTGTACAGATCTTTCAAAACTCCCACTGCAATACAACCAAATGGCGGTAGGTGGGCTGTTAGTTTTGGATGAAATTAACGTTCAGGCAACTAAGACTATGTTGAAGGGGCTGGAAGAAAATGAAGACATAGTATTCATTGTTAAGTATATGAAAAGAAGTTCCATAGGGGGTATTATTCTTAAAAAACTTAGCGATAAAGAAATAACGATGTAAATAGTCAGAATTATTTAATGAATAAAAAAACCATCAGGATAGTACTTGAGGTTGGGTCCCCCATATTTATTGGGAGAGAGCCTAATTCTACCAGTAAAGATCCTACACTTATAGACCTAGTAACTTTAGACCATTTTACGATCTCTAACGGATCAGTTCATTGGACAGTGATAGATAGCAAGGGGAGTATTTACCAGGGTGGTTTACGTATGGTGTCGCTCTCATGTGGGGTAACACTTACCCCATCCATCCCAGTAGTTCTTAATAAAAGATGGAATGGTCTGTCTCCAGAGTTTGTTTTTAAAGTGGAAAAAGATTTTGTAGTTGCTACCCTCTCTTCTATTAAGAAAAAGTATCTGGTTAAAGATAAGAATTTATTTCAGTCCATAAAAAAGGGAGGCCGTCCATGATTAGATATACTAAAGCAGGGGAGGGTCATATCCAGGAGAAATGGATTTTAAGGACAGACAACGCGACCGAAGAGGAATTATCTGAAGAAAACATAATGTTCGTTTCAGTTTTAGAATTGAACATGCCAGTCAGCGACGAGACAGACCAGTCAACATTGAAATATAAAGGGCCAATGTATTTTGATATTGACTGTCAGGGTCATTTGGAAATATCAATAGACTCTGCCATTAAAATAGTTAATAAATTGATAAATTATGGGGTTCCAGAAAGGTATATAAAAATTTACTGCTCTGGAGGGAAGGGGTTCCATATCCTAGTGCCACAGGAATTCTTCATAGACTTCAGGTTTAAGGACAGCCTTCCCAGGATTTACAAACGCATAGCTCGTCACTTTCATGAAGAGGGATTAGATTATAATGTGTATAGTCAAGGTAAGGGAAGGATGTGGAGGGTCGCCAATGTACTTCGAGACAATGGCAAGAGAAAAACTAGAGTATCCCTTGGAGACTTGAAAGATTTAACCCCAGACACTTATGTAACTTACTCAAAAAACCCTAAGCCTAATCCTGAGTTTCCTAAATTTGAAAAAGGGTTAAGATCAGATGCGTTGTCTGGGTTGTATAAAACTTCTAGGAGGATGGTGGTACAAGAAGATAAGAAAATAGCAAACGCAATAGGAGTTACAGATGAGGATCTTAAATCTCTTAATGGGGAAGACCCGAACTGTATTAAACAAATGGCGGCATTCTCTGGGATGAACCCAGACAAACATTTTAATGATTACATTATGCAGTTCATGACTTATTGCTCCGCTTCAGGTAAGTCAATTAATGATCTATCCTCAGTAATAGATGAGTTCTCAAATAACAGCAAAAGCAGCAGACACAACTCCCCTTCAAAAAGGCGGAAAGAAATAAAAAGTTTAGTCAGTTATGGGATAAGTCATGCTGATAGGTACAAATTTAATTGTGGAATTATGGAGTCTGTTTTTGAAGAGAGTCCATGTGTAGGTTGCCCTATTGAAGGGATATGTCAAATTGCAGATGGAGAGGGGGAGTTAGGGATTTCTGAGGAGAGTGATGGGTACTACAGAGGACCTCAAAGAGTCTCAACCTTTGTATTTCGACCTTGTAATTTGTATAAACTATCTGGGTCAGCATTTATAGAAATGGGGTCCACAGACGATAAGCATGGGTCGTTAATAACTGCAGTAGAGGTTGAAGTTATAGAAAACGGATCGGTAAATAAGGTCATTAGGGTTGCAGAAGATTCATTTAATAGTAAAAGCTCATTAATCCAAAGTATAGCTGGGTTGGGAACTCCAGTTTTTTATGGGTCTGATGCTGATGTTCAAAAAATTAAACACAAATTATTCAACGACGTAGACGAGGGGGTTGGTGAAATTATGGAAGTTTTTACATGCGGTATTACACCGTCTTCACCAGGGTCAGATAGATTAGTTTACACAGAGCCTGGGTTTAGTTTAGATCAGTACATGGTCTCTGGTACCCACGACGTTGTTGGAGCAATCCCGTGTCCTCCTATACTTTCAAAAACAAGATTACCTAACCTATCAGACTTAGACCAAATGAACCACCTGAAGAAAGTAGCCTTGTCCTTGTTAGATGTCAACGAGATGAATGCTGTAGGCGCTATCCTTGGTTGGTTTATGATTAGCCATTTTAAAACTCATGTAATTACCGGAGCAGAAGGCAGAAAACAATTTCCTTTACTCTCGTTATACGGTAACGCTGGGTCTGGTAAAACAGAAACAGCTATACTATTCAGTTTCCTACACGGAGTAGACCATGTTAATGGGGACAGCCCCGCAGCTCTGTCAGCCATAACCCCTTACGCTTTATTAGACTTGGTATCTTCGACAACGACCACCCCACGCGTTTTAGATGAGTACAACAAGTCGAAAATGTCAACTACTTTTTCTTATGAAAAAGCAGGGGAAATATTGAAAATGGCCTGGGGGTCTCAGGTTGTTCGTAAGGGGACGGTCAATAAAAAAGGACCCTCAGTACAACGAGGGAGAACTGGAGCTTCAACGGTGGCCTACCCAATAACTTCTCCATTGTGTGTGTGTTCAGAGCAGCAGCCTATGGCTCCGGCGCTCCAGCAGCGTTCGGTAATGGTTCATATGAAGTTAGAGGGGCAGCAGGGCAGGGAGAATACGTTTAAATTCCTTTCTAGAAATCATCCCTCGCTAGTCATGCTGGGAAAAATAATGATGTTATACGCTTTAAAAACTCCCCGTCCCCACGTTAGACATTTAGTTGACAGTTACGAGTCAGTGATGCCTGAAGAGTTAGACACCAGACCAAAAATAGCTTTGCAATTAACCATTTCTGGACTGGATTTGCTTAACGAAGCACTGACTGAATTTGGTATAGATATCTCAGAAGAGATCCATAAATTGAGAAATGAGTTCATAAGTCATCTTGACCACATTGCAAAAGAATTAAGTATGGAGAAATCTAGAACTGAAATTGATTTAGTCATGGATAATTTATCAGAAATGGCGGCTCTCCAGGAGTCAGGGGCTGGCACATGGTTAGTGCCAGACGAACATTACTTGAGAATAGGGAATAAACTTTATTTAGATATGATAGTTTGTCATTCGTTATACGTTAGGTATGTCAGACTTCAGGGGAACAAGACAGTAATAGAATACAGATCTCAATTTATTAAACTGGTGGATCAAGAAAACTACTGTTTAAGCACAAACCAAACGTGCATTGAATCTCCAGATTTTGCTAATAAAAGGCCATGCGTAGTTATTGAACTATCTAAACTTAAATTGAAAGGTATTGAGACAGAAACCTTTATTGAGTCAGAGATAGTTGTATGACCTTAGATGAGTATATGAAAGCTGCAGGGATAAAAACCCCTGCACCGTGGGCAAAGAAGGTTGAACTTTTGTTTGACTCAAAGCACCACCAAGTTTCAGGACTATCTCAAGCTTGTAGTTATGATAGGTTCGGTCTGTATGACGATCAAGGAACTGGTAAAACTTTAATCGCTCAGGCGTTTATATCCTTCTTTTGCGGAGAGGGGAACAGAGCAGTTTGTATTATGCCACCAACTCTTCTTCACCAATTTAGAAATGAATTCTCTGACGTACTCATTGGTATAGATGATTATTTAAAAATTGAACTATATAACGGTAACCCTGAGCAGAGACAGAAGCAAAGAGACCGTTGGTTAGAGGATGGTACTCCAGATGTTTTGCTAATGTCATATAACAGATTCCGTGATCAGGTCTACACCAGAAAGCAAAGAGCAAACGGGTCTATTCCTCTGTTGGAGTGCTTGTTTTTAAAAAACAACGGATTTAATGTTTTAGTAGCTGACGAGGCAACGGCACTGAAAACCCCGACGAGTAATATTAGTAAGTGTGTGTCAAGATTCTTAGGACCTGAGGGGGAGTCAGCGTTACTGTTAATGACTGGCACCCCGGCAGAGAATACGTTAATTGATTTATATGGTTACATAGCCTTAATAACCCCAAGAACCTATGGATCAATGAGGAATTTTGAAGCCATGCACGTTGTTTATAATCCTCATTCTGATTTTGAGGAAATAGAAGGGTACAAAAATTTAGACTACCTTTCACAAACATTTTATTCCCAGGCTCGTAGAGTGGAGAAAACAGATGTTCTAGATCTCCCCCCTAAACTGTATTCAGAAGTACAGATTGATCTATCTACTGAACACTTAAGACTTTACCGAAAATTAGCCAAAGAACGACTGTTAGAACTTGAGGATAGGATGATTGATGCTGAGATGGAAGTCTCACTGCGTCAGAAGCTTATGCAGATAGTAATGAACCCGCATAATTTTTCAGACAATAAAATTAAGAATACCCCAGTTGAGGCTATAGCAGAGTTGTTAAATAACATTGGCATGGAGAAACATAAGGTAGTAATTTTTTGTCATTTCAGAATGACTGTTGAGAACCTGGAGAAGACATTCTCTCACTTTAACCCTCTAACCCTTTATGGGGGGACTAAGGGGAGTAAGCCAGAGGTGATTAAAAAGTTTCAGACTGACCCAAATTACAGGATATTGATATCAAATTACCTAAGTGGGGGTGTTGGGTTGAATCTTCAAAAGGAATGCTCCCACATGATTTTCGCAGAGCCTGTAGGGGTCCCAGGGAGGTTCGCTCAGGCCTGTGACCGGATACACCGTATTGGGCAGACGTTCTCTACAAATTTTTATTTAATTACCCCTCTGAAGACATGCTCAGTGGAAACCAGAAATCAAATGTTGTCAAAACACGACCAGAACAGGCAGGTTACTTTCGATACCACAACTCTGTTTAAAATTGAGGTAGAAGGAGTAGACCCTGTAGGCAGCATAAAGGGATTCAAGGATGAACAACTTTTCGACGAAAAGGGGGTAACAGCAGAGATACCTGAATGGGGTAACATGTTTTAGATACACTTGACATAGACAATACACTATGGGAATATTATTTTGCTAGGTAGAAATATCTAGTCATTCTAATGTAAATGTAAATGTAAATTTAAACTTTAATATAACTGGAGATTACCATGCTTAGAAAAAAATCCACTGTTAACACCGTAGCCGATGAAAAGGCCGAATCTAAAAAAATTGAAGATGCCAAAAAAGCTGAAGCCGCCAAAAAATCTGCATCTGACAAAAAAGCTGAAGCCGCCAAAAAATCTGCAGTTAAAAAGAAGGCGGCAAGTAAACCGCCTTCACGTACCACCTCAAGAAAGAAACCTCCAACCCCTCCGGCTAACCAGAGGGAAATAGAGGAAAACTCTGGTCCCTCCGATAAAGAAGATAATCTTATTTCCAATGTAGATCAGTCTGACCCTGACGACGAAACAGAAGTCCACACAGGAACCTCTATGGCACAGCCTTCTGCCCACACTCAAATAGCTTCTTATAACCCAGATCAGGTTCAGGGAGGAGCATTGGCTGTTGCTGCTCAGGCAGGGTTCAGTGGGTTAGAGATAGGGTTTGGGTCTTTCGATATTATGAAACTTGACGGAGAGAGCTTCATGATTGATGGGGAAACATTAGACGAAAAAGAAGTCCCAATGATCGTCACTCAGACACGAGAAAAGTTCATCATTAAAGAGCTATGCGACGGGGATACAGACGAGTTTATTTATAGCTATGACAATGTGACTGACACCTCCGGAGTCCCGGTGGAAAGCTTCCGAAGTAGGCTAGCTGGTCAGGGGCTAGAGGTAGAAACTAAAACTTACCTAGAAGCTGTAGCTGAAATCAAGGATGGACAATTTGATGGGGAGTTTGTTTTACTAAGCATTCCGCCTTCCTCCCTGAAGCGTTTTTCTGGGTATGTAGTAAAGGTTCAACACAAGTATGGGGTTAACCCTGACAAGGTTGTCACCATGGTCTCCGTTGGTAAGAAAATTACTAAAGGAAAGAACTCTTGGTGCCCTTGGAAGTTTAGTTGTTTGGGTCTGTTAGAAGACGTATTAGAAGATTAAGAAACCACCGAGAGAGGGGGATCTCATTCCCCCTCAGTACATTTAGAAAAATAATTAATTTCGTACATAGTACGAGATATAAGAGGTGCAGAATGAAGACTGTTATCTTAGATATAAGAGGGTTACTGCTTAACCTATATCATTCAGGTAATGACAAAGATTCTATTATGGGGGACGACGGTAAAGCCTGTAATACAGCTGGGTTTGGCCTAAGTCGTTTCATTGAGTTTATAATCCTGAACACAATAGAAGAGTCAGAGGTCTATCCCAGGTCAACATTAGCTTGTTGGGACGACGATAACACTAGACGTAAAGCAATTTACCCGCCTTACAAAGTGAAGAGGAAAGCTGACGATAAAAAAAGAGACCTTGTCTCAGTCGCCGAAACCGACAAGTTAATGCTACTGGCCAAAGGTCTATTAGCTTCGCTAGGGTATACTCAAATATTGGCACCTGCCTGTGAAGCAGATGATGTTATTTCTATGTTATGTGGTTGCCTTCCTGGGGAAATTGAAGTAAAAACAATCGACGCTGACCTACTTGCACTTTCCAGTAAAAATGTTTTGGTACATCTGAAAGGTGATCCAATTATCGGTGAGCATAAAGGGGTCCCTTTAGAGTTAATTACTTTAGAGAAATCAATCGTGGGAGATAGGTCAGATTGTTACCCAGGTATTAAAGGAATGGGGTCAGCAGCGTTTACCTCTTTGTTAGGGGAGTTCGAAATTGAAGGTATGCTGGAAATTCAAAAATGTGTAGCTACCTCAGACTACTCATTAATTTTAGAATCACTTGAAGTAGAAGAATCTAGAAATTTAAGAAAACTTTATGACAACAGACACGATTGGGAAATCATGTTTTCGTTGGCTAGTTTACACCCAGAGTGGGTGGGGAAACCTTTCGCCAAGAAGAAAGGGTGTATTAAATACTTCAAGAGAATTCCAAGTAAAGATCGTTTGCGAGAGGTTTTGGAGAAAGCTAATTGCATGGACTATTTTGAACGGCTGGAAGAGTTATGCCCGACCTCATGGTTAATAGATTCAGAAACTTTTGAGGAAGCAGATTTAAAAGAGGCAGTTGAGGCGTTCGCTGAGGGTCCAATTGTTGCGTTCGATTACGAGTCATTTGATCCAGTAAGGCAGGAGTCATTGCAGATTGCCAGTAAGAACAAAGATTTCGTAGACGTACTGAGGCAGGTACCAGTGGGAGCCAGCTTTTGCTTCGGTGCTAACTACGAAAGTTGTTTCTATGTCACCACCGGCCACAAAGATTCTAACAATTTACCTAATAGAGTTTTAGGTCAATTCTTAGCTGCGGCTGAAAAATCTGGTACGCCTTTGGTTGCTCACAACGAGTCCTTTGAAGTCGAGTTGACTGAACGAGAATGTGAGTACTCTCCAAAGAAAGTTATGGATACCGTGATCATGTCAGCGTATGCAGATGAAAATCTAAGCGCCCATTTGAAATCATTAAGTAAAGAACTTTTAGGCTACAAACAGCAAACTTTCTTAGAGACTCTGGGCGATAAAGCTAACATGTCTGAACTGACCGCTGAAGAGTGCGCTTTCCCTTACGGTTGCGACGATGCAATTGTTACTGCCCATCTCTGGGACTTACTCAGATTGAAGATGATGATAGAAGGCACTTGGGATTTCTATGTGGCGAACCAGCCAGACGCTGAACGAGTTTTGATTGAAGCGAAACGTGAAGGTACTCCACTGGATGAAGAAGAGTTACGAGAGTACGTGAAGTCCTCTAAGGAGGGGGCGGAGGAAGCCATGGGAAAGTTACTACCGCTGCTGTTGAAAAATTGTAATACACCAAACCCAGCAGCGGTTGACAGTTTCATTAAAGTTGAAGTTAAGCCTTACCTAGTGGCTAAAAATAAAGATCAACCAGAAGAGAAAAAGTTAAACCTTGAGCAAATAAACTCCAGGGTAGCTTCAGAAAAAGAGAAGCTTTTAGGTTCTTGTGTTTTTGTACCTCCGACTGAAGAAGTAATCTCATCCTCTACCAAGTGGCTACCAACTGTTAAAGGGTTAGAAAAGGTTTGTGGTATAGTTGGGATTACCCCCCCAGTCTCAGTGGCTGTTTCTAGATTGGCAGACTACATCGAGGGGGTTTACAGCTCTGGGAAGATTAGCAGTTTAGCAGGGGAGTTCCTTAGAGTGTTAGGGCCAGCAGCCAACCAACTCAAGGGAAGAAAAGGGGAAAATTATGAGACATTCCTTGAATTTTGTGCAGATCTCATCGATAAGGAAGCGGCTGAGAATGGTACGACTAAGACGATCAAACATGGCACCCACATCGAAGTCGGCTCCTATAAAAAAATGCAGGCAATGCTATATTGCATGATGGGACTGCCGGTTAGAAGACATTCTAAAATTACTGATTTTAAAAGCTTCAGAGCAACACATAATTTGAAGGGAAGCCCTGGTACTGATGTTTTAGCTATGGATACAGCCAAGGCTTATGACATGAAAGAAGGGGATTGGAGAATAGAGGCCCTAGATTATTTGCGTATTATTAAAACCGATAAAACTTATAATGGACTGTATTTCAAACCCTACCCAAATTGGGTTTACACAAGTGACAAAATGTTACACCCCTCTATTAAGAATTGTGGAACTGTAACTAGAAGACCCTCTGGAGGTACCCCTAATTTGTTGCAGGTTTCTGGCTATAAAGACGGAGGTAGGCTAAGAAGTTGCTTCCCGGCTCAGAGGGCAGGGTGGAAAAAGAGAGGGGAAGAACCTCATGTGGTAGTAGCAATCGATTTCTCTCAACAAGAGTTGAGGATCATGGCGAGTGAGTGTCAGGACGAAACAATGATGGGGTGTTACATTGGATCTGAACGACGAGACATACATAGTCAGTCTGCTGTTGGTATCATTTCTAAAGTTAACAAGTTGCATTTAGACTACGACCATTACGTTGACTACTACGAAAACCCAGAATTAGAACATCATAAACTTTGTGTCTTCACCCGTAAGGCAAAAGCTAAGGAAACAAACTTTCTAATAGGGTATGGTGGAGGAGCCTTAACATTATCTGAACGACTAATCATTACCCTTGAAGAAGCTAACCTGATATTCGACGCTGTAATGGAAACCTACCCAGGCATCACACCCTGGCAGAGGAGTGTTGCCAAGTTTGCTAAACTTCATGGATACACCGAAACCGCCTTTGGTAATCGCCGTCATATTGATGCCAAGATTTTTTCTAGTAACAAACAAACTGTTGCTCGGGCAGAACGTCAGCTTATCAACGCCACAATACAGGGTTGTGCTGCTGACATTCTAGTGAAAGTTTTGGGCATAGTTCGTAGGATTAAATTAATGCAGCGTACTAGAGCAAAATTGATCGCCCCTGTTTACGATGAATTTGTTTCCAGGGTACCTGTATCAACTGTAGTGACTTACATTAACGAAATGACGGAAATAATGTCACTGACTCCCCCTGGACATGCAGTACCAATGGAGGCTGATGTTAGTATAGGGATCAATTGGGGTTCCCAGGTTGAGATAGGAATTAACCCAACAGAGGATTCCATTATGGAAACTTCAGAAAGAGTGTTAACAGAAGGTAAAGATTAGTAGGATAACACCTAAGGAGTGTGTTCAAAATGAACGAAATTAAAATGGAACTCAAAGAACTTGGTGGGGCTATATCTGATACTTTAGATATTATCTATGAGGAAAAAGCAGGGTTTTACCTCCTGGCATTCCCTATCCAAGGTGAAAATGAAAAAAACTTTTACCCTTCTTCATGCAGTAACTTACCAAGAGATAATTTGATCTCAGTTTTAGAGGTCGTATTGGATTACATGAAAAATGAAAAGAAATTCACAGGAGGAGAAGGATGTCAGAAATTGCATTAGTAACTTATGACTACGAAACAACAGGACCTGAACCAAAAGTTGATTTGCCAGTTCAAACTGCTGCAACCTTATCGATAGATGGAGGAGACCACTTACCTATTGTTCATGCCATAAGCAACCCAGGTAAAAAGATCCATCCAGAAGCAGTTAAGGTTCATGGTATTTCACAAACTATGGTCCTCGGGTACCCTCATCCTTCCATAATAGTTTGGATGTTAGAAAGCTATGTAGAAAGTCTTCAGGACTCAGGTCGTTTAGTCATCATAGCTGGTCATAATCATATTAGATTTGATAACGTTGTTTCTATTAATCTTGGGTGGGAAGAAATAATCGATTACCCCCAGATTGATACGATAATTTTGGCTCGCAGAGCTAACCCAACAGCAACAAACCATAAGCTTAGTTACACTTACCAACAGGCGTTTGGTGAAGAGTTAACAGGGGCTCATGATGCGATGGCAGATGTATTAGGCGTGGCCAGATTGGTTGACTACTACTGTGAATATTTTGACATGAATTATATTGAGTTAGCAGAGTTTTGTGGCACCCCTCAGGCAATGAAAGTTATCCCTTTTGGTAAGCACAAGGGAAAAACTATGAAACAGGCCGGTTACGGTTTCGTGAGATACATGATGCAGAAGACGGATATTGCTAACACTGACGCAGATTTTCTTCACACAGTAAGGCTAGAGTTCCCCTCTCTTTGGGAAGCCCACACAGGGCGTGATGCTGGTCTTTAATAAAAGGTAATTCATCTGGAGGAATCAATATGAGTAAAGATAAAATAGTGGAGTTAGACCCAGAATTACCTTCGATTAGAAATGTTGCGTACAAACTAGTATTGATAAAACTCAACGGTGATACTATCAACTACCCTTCCAAAGTGCATATACCAATCCCACCCAAAGTGGGACAGCGTATGAGGTTTGAAGGAGTCCCTTACTTAGTAGAAAAATCAGCCAATAATCAGGTAACCATGAGGGAAGTGTAATGATCTATGTGGCTCACCCGTACAGTGGGATTAAGGAAGTAATGGAAGTAAGATTTCAATTAGCTAAGGCCTATTGCGCGCAATTAAAAAGGGATGGAGTTGTTGGCGTATATTCCCCAATAGTACACTTCCACCAGTTAGCTTATGAGTATAAACTCAAAAAAGGGTTTAAGTATTGGAAACAAGAAAACCTTCACATGTTAGACCTAGCTGCTGAACTACATTTACTAAAACTTGAAGGTCATGACACCTCCCCAGGGGTAATTGTTGAGTTAAATCACGCCCACCTAATGGGGACAACAGTCGTGGATGTTCCTGAAGAATACTTCTTCTCTAGTCCTGTTAACAAGATAGCAAAACGGTGGATAAGGAAACACAGAAAGTTACTTCCTTCAAGTGCATTAGAAGTAACTAGGGATCAGATAGAGGATACGAAAACCTGTCCTGTTTGCTGGTCCCACAATGTAAGACATGAACCTTTAGGGTGTCTATCTAATACCTCTGACCCTTCCTGCTGGGACTACCCTGTGTGTAATCAGTGTGGGTACACTGCCGGTTCAGATAGTAGAGGAAGTAACGGAGGGATGTGGATACCTCCTGGTCAAAAACACATTAACGGGAAATATTTTATAAACCTTAAGAGGTAAGTAATGAGAAATCAGGCTCAGGCAGCGGGTAACCGGCTGGAAGACAAAACACAAGAAGCTCTAAAAGAAATTGAAAGTTTATGCGATGCCCGTATGTATCGATACCCTGATAAAAAAGCTGCTGGAGTTCGTGGGTTTGCACAGAAGGCCCCTGCTGACTATGGACTGTTAATAGCTGGGCACCACCATCGAATTGAATGTAAAGCCTCAGTGAAGCATGGCAGTTTAGTTGACTGTTTAAAAACTTCTGTCAAAGATCATCAAATGACAGCGGCTAAAAAACAAATCAGAGCTGGAGGTTCTTACTGGATACTGTTCGCCAGTGAGCTTACTTACTCACTTGAGTTATGGAATGCGAAAGACCTTATGAAGGCCTATTACACTCCAAGAGTTAAACCTAATATTAGATATGCAGCTGACGTGAGGAAGTACACCAAGCAGAACGTGAAAGAGATCCTTGCTTACTTAAACAGGAGGGTCACGTAATATGATAAAAAGTAAACTTAGAGGACACGAAATTGAATTTTTAAATGGTGAGTGGGTTTACCTAGATACTAAGGAACCTTCTAGATTTACTTACCTAGAAAGGTCATGCGGTAAGTGCGGAGAAAAGAATACGCCAGAAGGACATGACCCCTGTTTAGGGACGCTACCCGGAGTTATGAACGCATGTTGTGGTCACGGTGTTGTTAAAGAGGCCTATATCCAGTACGAAGACGGCTCCACAGTTAGGGGTGAGATAGCTATCCACGAGTCAAATAAGTTAAGAGACAAGGTAAACTAATGTTAGAAGTATTCGCAAAACTAAACGGTATGGGAGAAAGTTGTGGGGAAGATCATATATTTATTGGGAGCAAACGAGATTTTATTCTCATATCTAAGTGGTTGGGAGAGCAGTACCTGATTAACAAAAGGAAAAAGAAAATAGAATCATTAGAAATCTATTTCAAAAAAGGTTCTCAAGAGTTACACCCCTGTATTCGCCTGACGAAACCTGAGTCAAGAGTTTTGCATGAGGCTTTGGTAGAGTTGAACAAAAATAAGAAAAGCGCACCTCTGAAAAAAGTAACTAAGATCCTAACTGAGTCTCTTTGGATTTATTAACAACATGATTGATTTTATTTTAGGAAGTATTTTACTTATCTTAAGCGTTTGGCTAATGTCTGAGTCTATAAAGTTGTTTGTAATGTATAAATCTGAGTATGTAGAAGAGAAAAAGAAATTTGATAAACTTCATAGAGAGAGCCAAAAGAAAGATGATTTGGTTAGGTCTCTAAACAATATCCACGGTAAGGTATTAGTAAACAAATATGAGGATGAAAACTAATGATTATCTTCCCCAGTGACTTCCATTTAGGAAAAACCCTCAATGCGAACACCACTTTTGCTTCACGACGTTTGCTGAAACAAAAGTTATACGACCTAGCATACGAAGTATCCACACAGGAGTGCGACTTTTCTGTGTTTTGTGGGGACTTATTCGACTCCTACAGCAATAATGAAATGACCATAGCTCAGGGGTATTCTATTTGCAGTAATTTTGATTATGTTTTGGCCGGTAATCATGACCTTAAAAATCAGGAAGGGATTAAGGGGTCTCTTCAGTTGATAAAGGAAATGTTAGACGAACAGGACTCCTGCTCAGAAATAGTTTTAAACGAAATTGGGAAAGGTGGGTACTCTCTGGAACTTATAGACAATGTCATGGTATTTATGATCCCTCATCATTGCGACCAGGAACTTTTCGAAAGCACCATAGAAGAAGCTATGGAAAGGGCAGACAGTATGGACGATGGTACAGTCAAAATCCTATGTCTCCACTGCAACTATAATATGCCGTGGGATAAGAACGATACCACTCTGAACCTAACTGACGATGATGGTGATGTTCTATTGGACTCATTCGATTATGTTTTGATAGGGCATGAGCATAACTCAAACACCTACAAAAAAGGTCGCATTATTATGTTAGGCAACCACCACCCAACAGGGTTCGCTGACATTGCCGACAAATATATTTGGTCTTATGATCAAGAGAACGGAATGACTAAAAATCTAATTTGGGAAGAAGCACTTCACTACCTGGAACTAGATCCTTTTGAGGAGTTAGACGAAGGGTTCCTTAGTGACAATACTCAGTTCGTTCGTATAGTCGGTGAAATACCTTCAGAAGAATACCCGGCCTTTTCAAAATGGATGGTTGGTCTGTGGAAGAAATTCCCAAACGCCTACGCAATTAAAAATGCAGTAGAGACCATTAGCGTTGAGAAAGAAAAAATAATCAACGTCGATGAACTTGAGTCGTTGCCAGACACCATCAGGAAAGAGTTGAAAGGTACAAACCTGGAAGAGATTTTTGAAGAAATACTGACTGAAGTAGAATAGGGGATTGGTTGTGGACATAAAGTTAGATGTTATGAAGTTAGTCAAAAAGTTAGTTAGGTTCGTAATACTGTGCCTCATAATAGCGGGGTTCATGGTATCAGTACTTTGGTTAGTTGGGTATTACAAAGCAGGTCAGAATTCAAAAATAATCCACTATAACAGTATGGTAGATGTATGTAATAACACACCTGGAGCTACAATTAAGTTTAAGGCCAGCACTCCTGTTTTTGGAGCAGGAGTTGAAATGACCTGTGAGTATGTAGTCATAGACCTCAGGTTGAACTAAATAAAATAGAAGGAGGTATGAAGGGATGCTACTAGCAGCAGAACTAACCAATTTTAAAAAGCACAACAGCTTATCTGTAAATTTTACTGACGGGATGAACGTCATTCGTGGGCCAAACTTCTCAGGTAAATCTACGTTACTAGCAGCAATTGCTTTTGCCTTGTATGGCATGAGGGCAATTGGTAGTGATAAATCTGAGTTAATCACAACCGGGGAGAAGTCATGTAAGGTCTCATTAAATTTAATAACCCCGGAAGACGGAACCGAAGTTGAAGTTATCCGTACCCATAAAGATGCCAAAGTTCTTAACGTAAAAACTGGGGAGATGATAGCCACAGGGAGCACGTCAGTCACTTCCTGGGTAGAGGATACTTACGGGGCAGATGTAAAAGAATTCCTCACCCACACTTACTCTCGCCAGATGGAGACCAGCGTTCTCCTAACAATAGGGGCTACCGACCTGCAGAAGAAAGTTGAGGCCATGGCCAAGATTTCAATCATCGACAAGATGATTAAGAAGGCCGGTAAAAATGCTACCTTCCTGTCTGGGAAAATTGAAGGGATGGATATCGGTGAGTTCAGTATTGAACAGTTAAAAGAAATGCTGAAGGAGTCAGAGGTTGCTCACGAGCTTCACGCTTCCACCCTTAAAGATGCAGCTGAAGTTTTTGATAATGCCTGTAATAAGAAAAAAGAGTTAGAAGAAAATATTCGTAAAGCTGAGGCATCCAACGAGAAAGTTAACTTTGCTATAGATTGTATGGCAGGTCTTAAAATCAGGTTGATGGATGTAGAAAAACAATTTGAAGAGAGTAAGGATCAAGTGAACTCGTTCCCTAAAGACTTAGCTGAACAGGCTCAGGCTGCAACCAAAAAAGAATCTGAGTTTCTTAAGAACCATTTGGAGAATGCAAAGAAAGCTCCCAGACGGGACTCTGCTGAAATTTCTTTGTATGAGACTGAAGAATGGATAGGTATAACAGGGAAACCTAATGTGAAGTTGGCAGAGGAACTAGACATAGTAATTGCCAACGAACAATCTCAATTAGACGGTTTGGAGAAAATTTATGTTACTGCCAAAGAGTCTGTCCGATCTATCCAGTTGGATATTAGCAGATTGGAAAAAGCGTTAGACGAAGGTGAGTGCCCAACCTGTCACAGGGAACACGAAAACTTCAATCAAAGAGATTTAGAAACTGAGATAAAAAAACTAAATGCCCGTACAGAAATCTTACTGGGCGAGACTGATATAGCATCTAAATCTTACACTGAGTCTAAAGAGAATTTAGATCAACTGATTGAAGAACACCCTGGGGACGGAACCCAGGAGGCTTTGGATTCAGCCGTTGCCCAACTGAGTGAACTTAAAAAAGAGATAGAAGAATACAAAGACCTACCCTCTTCTGACAAAATAGAAGTAGCCGAACATGAATTAGCAACCCTGACCACCGTTCGGGAGGACCTTAATTTGGCCCTTAGCGATCAGACACTTGCCACTAGTGAGTTAGAGTCACTTAAAAGATCTATTAATCAATTACTAGACGATATTGCCAAGCAGGAGCCCATAGCTAATACCTCATTATTGGAGGTTAATGAATTTTATACTCAATTAAGACACAGTCAGAACGACCTCGAAACCGCCAAAGAAAATTTGGCAGACGTTACCCGAGAAGATACCGAACTCGAATATGATGTCACTGCTAAGGGCAACGCGCTCACCGTAGCACGTAACAAAGAGGTGGAGGTTAAACAGGTCAAGGTAAAATTGAATCTCACCCAGGACCTCCAGAAGTACCTACGCGATAGCAGAACTCGCTTCCTCGGGTCTATTTGGGGAGTCATATTGGCCAGGGCATCCGAAATTGCCTCTTCCACTACACAAAACCAGGAAGATCAAATAACTGAAATACGCCTCAAAGACAACGGTACATTCTCCTACGTCGAGAAAGGTCGAGAATTCTCCGTCAAATCGGCCTCTGGTTGCCAACAGGAGATTATGGGGGTAGCTTTGAGGTTAGCTCTATGTGATCTTTTCTACGGCCAGAGCAGCTATCTGATGCTGGATGAGGCGAGTTCCCAAATGAACGAAGAGAACTCAGCGGCGCTCGCTGGTATCCTGGCTGCTACGGGTAAACAAATACTGTACGTTACCCACAGAATGGCAGAGCAGACGATAGCTCAGAACGTCATTTTTATTGGAGGGGAGCAATAAGATGGCATTGATGGTAACTAAGGCATGTTTTGGGTGCGGCAGGCAATATTTAGGAGAGTATTACAACCACAACGATTGCCCGGAATGCGCTAAAAGGATTGCTAGGGAAATTAGAATGGATAAAAATAAGAAAAAGAGGTTGTCTATCGTTAGGAGAAAATGCGGTTGCAGGATAATTAAATAACTGAGGAAGGTAGTAATGAAAATAAATTGGAAAGATTTAAGATGGGGGAGCTTAAAGCATATAAAAGTAAAAGGTTTTTGGCGTAAAATTTTCACTAAACGTAGGATTAAATCGTTATTGGTTATGGTCGTGTGCATAACAATTCCAGACCTAATAATTACCTATTTGATGTCAGAAGAATTCAAGTGGTGGTTCAATCCTCATACAGTTATGTTTATGGGAGGAGCTGTCTGGGGCGCTTACGAAAGGCACACCATGTTAAAACCTTCCATCAAATGGCAGTACAAAAGGTAACCAGGAGAAATCATGAATATAGTTTGGCAACCTCACCCATCCACTAAAGTTAATCACGCATACAGGGAGGGATCATTTCCTGGTGACCACAGCCTTTGCAACAAAATATTAATGTCTAAAGGTAAGACTTCTAGTGCCTTTGGAAATATCTGTTCTCGTTGTAGAAGAGCTATCAAAAAGGAGCAAAAATGAACAAAAATCAGATTGAAGTAATCAATGAACTCTTAGATGACCCTGAAGACCTCACTTCATGGGAATACGACTTTGTTATGAGTATAGCAGAGCAAGAAACTCTGTCAGTCAGACAGGACGAAACATTAAAAGAAATTTCTTACAGGTTGAATCTTTAATTAAATTACGTTGATAACTGATATCTCTAAGTCTTCAAGTTTTTTTAATAATAATCCAATATTAGGAGTTTGATCTGATGTATAACTTTTCAGGTTAAACTCAGATACCCCATAGACTTCAGAAAATAACTTACCTCTTCTCAGTACTACACAATTATTTGTAGTTCTAAGTAGGTCCATATCCCAGTCCTGGATGCTTAAAAAAGCTTTCTCACTCTTATCTCCAAACAAAATGAAATCTAACTCCTGTAGTTCATAAAGGGAATTCTCTAACATGGTCATTACAGATCTTGTGAGTGAGTACATAGCATCACCGACTTTTTGCCCTGAGGATTTTCTTATGTTCACCCTAAAAGCATCGAACGAGAATTTCCTAACAGCAAAATGACCTTCCAAAAAATCATTAGAAAATATTTTATTTTCACGTTTTATGATGTGTTCATACCTATGAGTTTCAAGAGTTTCTGCTGCTACCAAAAGGGAGTTAGATGTGTCCCTACTTAAGAGTTCGTCTTTCGATTTCCTGACTAAAGATCTGTCGACATGGATCAGCCACCCGAACCATAAATCATACTGAAGAAGTAATGCAGATTTTGTCATATTATGGAACTTATACATCAGGTTGGATTGGACCTCATTTAGAGCAGCTGCCTGAGCTTCTTTGTATTTACTCAAGCATAAACTGGAAAGAATTCTGAACTGAGCATTATTTGGGACGAACATCTATTTAACCCTCTTTTGACCTATCATTAAAGAAGCCCCGAACATCCCTCTTAGTTCAGAATGACTTTTGTTCATTTCATTAAGAACGTCGATTATTTCTTCTAAAGATTTTGCATGTGATTTTTGTTTGTACTTTTGGTACTTTTCACAATTTAATATTGTCTCAGTAATTTTTATGCTGGATTCATCAATGATGTCAATCATGGATTGAATAATAGCAGAAGACAATTCTTCGTTAGCCTTTAAAGAATTTTCAGTTTCTATCTTAATTGACTCTAACAGGGATTTATGCCCCTTCCTTAAGGTGAACAACAAATAAAAATTAGCTAACACAACTGTCAGGGTGACTACGCCATACCCATAAGATTTTGCCAACTCTATTATAACCTGCAGTAATTGAAGTAGTTCTATCACAACTGACCTCCATTAATTAAGTTCCTAATGTTTCTTTAGTTCCTTCCCACCAAAATTGATCAATAGGAAAATGGGTTTTGCACTGAAAGCAAAAAGTTCCTGTATAAAATTTAGGATCCCTAGCGTAGGTCTCTGCTATTGAATTACTTATTATAGTTGTTGCCCCACAATGTTTGTGTACATAAGACTTACGAACAGGCCTGACAAATCCTTTGTCCCTTTCCTCCTGAGATAAAATCACATACCCTTTTTGTTGGTGGGTATCAGGGTCAATATCTCTGTGATCTGAAGTTACTTCACTACCGTCAGTCATGGTTGTTTTGATTTTTTGGCTCATTGTTTTCTCCTCTTTTAAGTTTTTTTAAATATTAACCTTATCTCATTAATCTAATTATAGTCTGATAATATAACAGACTAGAGCTTGAAATAAGAGGAGATATAGGTTGAGCTAGTTCTACTTCTAAAGCCTGACCTACAGCAAGGATATTGCTAGGTATAACTGTTACTACTTGTGACAAATCGATCTCATTGACTAAGTTAACATTTATGTTAATTCCACCTACCACCACTGTTATTGGCTGGGCTAAATCTGTCTCGAAAACCTGATTAGCAGATATAACCCCATCTGCTGAAACTCCTATAGCCTTAGAAGTGTCAACCTCGACAACCTGAGTTACAGAGATATCGACATTGCCAGCAGATGGTGTAATTATTTGAGATGAATTTGATTCTGAGACCTGCCCAACAGAAAGGTCAATGTTATTTACCTGGGTAACAATCTGTGACGTATCTGTTTCAGACACCTGATTTAAAATTACATCAACATTCCCAGCTAGTGGGTTAATAACGTGAGATAAATCTGTTTCAGTAATTTGATTAAGGGGAACAAAAGATGATTGGGTTGGGTTAATAATCTGTGACGTATCTGTTTCAGACACCTGATTTAAACCTATATCAATATTACCAGCAAGTAGGGTGAGGGGTTGAGATAAATCTGTTTCAGACACCTGATTTAAAATTACATCAACATTCCCAGCTAGTGGGGTGAAGGTTTGAGATAAATCTGTCTCTAAACCCTGACCAACAGAAATATTAATGCTACTAGTGGAGGTGAAAGTTTGAGATAAATCTGTTTCAGAAATCTGATTTAAAGTAACATCAACATTACCTTCAAATGGGTTAATAACCTGAGATAAGTCAGTTTCAGAAACCTGGATAACAGCAACAACAGTTGATTGAGTAGGGGTAATAATCTGAGATAAATCTGTTTCAAAATTCTGGGTTAAAGTTACATCAACATTACCAGCTAATGGAGTAATGATTTGAGATAAATCAGTTTCAGAAATCTGACTTAAAGTGACACCAACGCTACCAGCAAGTGGGATAATATCCTGAGATAAATCTATTTCTAAAACCTGACCAACAGAAATATTAATGTTACTAGTAGGGGTGAGGGGTTGAGATAAATCTGTTTCAGAAATCTGGTTTAAAGTTACATCAACATTACCAGCTAGTGGGGTGAGGGTTTGAGATAAATCTGTTTCAGAACTTTGACTAACCGCAACAACAATTGATTGAATAGGAATAATAACCTGAGATAAATCTGTCTCAAAATTCTGATTTAAAGTTACATCAACATTACCAGTTAATGGGGTGAGGGTTTGAGATAAATCTGTTTCAGAAATCTGGTTTAAAGTTACATCAACATTACCAGCTAGTGGGGTGAGGGTTTGAGATAAATCTGTTTCAGAAATCTGGTTTAAAGTTACATCAACATTTCCAGCTAATGGAGTAATGATTTGAGATGAATTTGTTTCAGAACTTTGACTAACAGCAACAACAGTTGATTGAATAGGAATAATAACCTGAGATAAATCTGTTTCAGAAATCTGATTTAAAGTTACATCAACATTGCCAGCTAATGGGGTGAGTGTTTGAGATAAATCTGTTTCAGAATTTTGGTTTAAAGTTACATCAACATTGCCAGCTAATGGAGTAATGATTTGAGATAAATCTGTTTCAGTAACCTGTAGAACAGAAACATTAGTTGATTGGACTGGGATTACTATTTGTGAAGTGTCAGTCTCAACAGATTGAGCCAAAGACACATTCACGTTCCCAGCTGAAATAGTAAGAGTTCTAGATAAATCTGTTTCTGATATCTGGGACACTGTAATGTTTGTATTCCCAACAACCGGAGTTATCACCTGAGCTAAATTAGATTCTGTGACCTGAGTTACCGTTATAGGTATAGAAGAAAATGCTGTTACAGATTGGGAAGCATCACTTTCAGTGGACTGAGAAACAGTTATGTTTACGTTACCAGTTGAGGGAGTAATGGTTTGAGATAAATTAGTTTCTGTGACCTGGAATACATTGACCCCTTGAGCCCCATTGTCTAGAGTAATCGGCTGTGCAAGATTAGTCTCAAAAACTTGGGCAACAGCTATATTTATGTTAGAACTCTGAGTAAGAGATTCTATAGTATCGGCATCAAATGCTGAGTTAGTTGAAACTGTTTGGTTAGCTACCTGAGGTACCCGTAAAGCAGTAGCTTGGAGAGCCCAGTTATCAGACCCAGACATACCGTAACTAGCGCTAACTTGAGTACCGTCACAAGCAAAGTACATGGATCCTACCCTAGTGTCTGTACCTCCACCTATGGCTGCTTGATTGGTTACTAAGGTGCCTGGAGAATGGGTGTCTATAGTGTCTGGCCCTGCTGAAACTTGACACAAACTATCGACATACCAATTACCGTCGTCAGGGGTAACTTGTAGGCTTGGGTTGTTGTCAGTGCCGTTAGATTGGGCGTTAAAACTTACGTTGAATGGGCTATTTGGGTCAACGCCATTATAGAGAGAAACCCCAGTCACTAGTCTTGAGGAATCGCTCATTGTAATAACTACATCTGCGGTTAGATCTATTGAGGGGGATTTCAATATATATAAAAAAGAACTAGCGTTACCGTTTCTAGAAACTCCTACTTCATCAAAGGTTTCGCTTCCGTTGAATACCACGCTATTGACAGTTATGTTAGTGTCTTTTGCCGCTATAGAAACTACCAAACAAGCGCCACTTCCTGCAGGCACGTTAATGTTCAGGGTAGAAACATCAGAATCACTTCCTGATTGTGTAACTGACTTTATATAGGTTATTGCAGTAGCCATTAAATATTACCCTTTATGACCTACAATACCCGACTGGGTCTATCCCAACCGTTATGTCCCCACCATTTGGGGTAACAACAAAATCGTGCATAGTCATTGGTATAATATTAGAATCCGACCCACTAGTGGAGTCACTATCATAACAAAAAACTAAATGAGTCCAGTTATCCCCATCTGATACTGAGCTAAATACTGGGTCATTTGTAAGGTCTAACTCCATAGTATTAGTGGTATGGTTAACTCTGATATCTTCTAGATCTGTGTCAGTTAAAATTAGCCTTGAATACCCAGAATTAGTTGCTTCAGCAGTATTGGATAAAGCTAATAACTCTGTTAGGTCATCAACGTCCTCAAGTACAGCTTGAGTGTCAGTAGATACTACAGCAACAATAACTAGGACAGCATTGGTAGGGTCGTTGGCATTTACCCTTAAATGTAATTCAGACTTTTGTCCTCTAGTTATGTTAAACAATATGTCACTCACCCAGTTGCCCCCCTTAATTCCGTCATAACTCCTCCTACGAGTTCAAATAGTAGTTACCACCAGAAGCTTGGACTGTAATATCCCCTCCGTTCGGGGTAACGCCATTTATGATAGTCAATATAACCATTGGGATAAGATTAGCGTCAGTTTCAGATCCTGTTTTGTCATAAGCAATAACTATATCAGTCCAGAGGTCCCCAGGGCCATCACCGGCTGAAACTGAAGTAAATACTGGATCAGGTAAAGGAAGCTCGACTAAATCCAACGTATCATCAATCACTACAGGGAACGAAGCAAGAGTAGTATCCGTGTAAACTAGCCTAGAATACCCAGAGTTATTTGCCTCATCCACGCCAGATAAGGCAAGTAATTCAGCTATAGTTTCAACATCCTTAATTGTGCCAGTGAGTTCAGTAGATTGAATTGCAATAATTGTCAACACAGACCCTGTGGGGTCTTGTGCCCTAACCCTCTCATGCAGCCCCACTACTCGGCCTCTAGCTACATTAAATGTAACATCATTAGCCATTATTTTGTGCCCCTCCACCAGAAAATTATGTGGGCCTATAAAAACCCACATGTTTGTTAGAAATATAGATCAATTTATGAAGCTCTGAAGTAACCGTCTGCAGCGATTTGTGCTGTAATATCGCCTCCGTTCGGAGTAACTACAAAGTCATGAATAGTCAGTGGAAGAAGATTCGCATCAGTGTCAGACCCTGTAGTGTCATAAGCAATGACTAAATGGGTCCAGTTATCGCCACCAGTAATAGAACTGAATACAGGGTCAACCGTGATATTTACGTCCATACGGTTGTTAGTATCATCATTGTCTATCGCATCTAAATCTGTATCGTCTAAATCGATCCTTGCGTACCCGCCATTAGTAGCTTCAGCAGTATTACCTAAAACAAGTAACGCTGCTATGTCATCGACATCCCTGATTAAATCATCTGTGTCAGTCGATACGATTGCGATAATTACCAATTGCGAGGCTGCTACTTCATTAGTTTGTACTTTGTTATGAAGTTCAGCTACGCGGCCCTTTGCTATATTGAAAACTTGATCTGTCATTTTGTTTCTCCTAAACGGTTTGAGTCTTTATACTAATCTCATTAAAAATACCACAATATAAAACTAATTCATACTTATGCTATCAAGGTCTATGTATCTGGGTCACTCATTAACTTCTCCCTTGACCTCAGAATACATCCCTTAAGGTACTTTATAGTCTTGTTCCTAGCATCCCACCCGTCCTCTATCTGAGATAAGTTTTTAGAAAGCAACTCGTAATTCTTTGGGGTCCACGCTACCCAAACCTTTCCGTCCTTAGTCTCTATAACTGTAGGATCAGTGATATAAGGATTAATCCCTTCTGCTGCAGCTGGGAGTACACACTCAATACTAACCAGTTCTTTCTGATCAATTATTACCGGAGGAGGTGCCGGTGGGGTCTCCTTCTGCCTTAAAAGACTCGAACAGCCGCTTAGTACCATTACGAATCCTACGCTGCATAAGAGAAGGCTTAGACATGAGCAAAAACTCAAAATCATGCTCCGCGAATATGCGAGATATTTCCTCAGATTTTTGTGTGACATTTTTCAGCTCCTGTTGTAGTTCAAGATAGTTATGTTGAGATAACCTAACTGTTTTTAAATACTCATTGTTTAAGTCATTAGCTTTCTTAGCTGAGGCTTCAACCTGAGTTACTTTTACTCTGAGTTTTGCATCAGAAGCTTTCCATGAATCTCTTGACTGAGTTATTACAATTAAATCTTTTTCTAACCCTACCACTTTAATTTTCTGCCAACCTGCATACAAACCTAGAAGGACAACCCCCCCTATAGCAAATTTATTAAGACCTAGAATTCCAAGATTAAACATTAGTAAATTTCCTCTTTCCCTTTTGATTTAGGAGTTCCGCTTACTCTGGTATCAGAGTATGCAGCTGACCCAATATAAGCCATGACCACCCCCCACAAACCACCAAACACTATCCCAAGTGCTGCCCAACTATTTGAGGCGGATTCTATTTTTTCAGGGGTGCCAAAAATTACTAGTAAAGAAATTCCAACAATGGTAAATACACTTAAGAAAGAAGCTAAGTTAAATGCTTTCCATGCCATTCGACGGCGGTTCCTCCAACGAACGTCCTGAATTTCGGCAGAAGTCCTAACCTCTGCCTTCTCTTCTGATTTAGGTTCCATTACTAACCGTCAATAATTCTTAGTGAATGAGGACCAGGGTTATTGTGCATTAGTATTTTAAACCTCCTAACCGCGTCCCTAGACCTAATAACCATAGGTAAAATCATAGAAGTTCTCTTGTCATACGCAGTTGATTTACCTAGGCCCAAAGCAACACAACCTTCTAATTGACTGGCCCAATTAGCGGCATGAAATACACAGGCATAGCGATCAGTGTTATGAACTCTTTCTTCTGGTAGGTGATATACCCCAAGTTTTTCGTTAACCATACAGTAAGTGTTTTTATACCTTCCACCTGTATGAGGTACCAACAAGTAATTACCAGCAGGCAAGCATGACTTAAATGGCTTATTGTCACCCCAGGGAGGCTCTATGGTATCGAACATTTCACCACCAACACTAAGGGACCCTTGGGTTTCAGTTTCTGTTGATGGGTCTCTTTTTAGTATTAATAACATTATTTTTTCTCCTGTGATTTAGCTCTTTGATTGCCTCTGGTCCCTGCTGTTCTCTTAGCCTGTTTTTTAACTCCAGGTTTTTTAGAATCCTTCCCTTTAGAAGTTCCCTCAATAAGTTCGTTTTGATAGAGGCCCATATGACGTGAAGATAAAGCCATAGCAACATTACAAAGTTGCTGCCATTGTCTATGCTGTTCCATAGTTTCAGGGGTTAAAGGGGGCGCTATCCCAGGTTTATTAAGTACCTGTAATAAGCAGTCCCCTATAGAGGAGGATTGCTCCTCAGATAAAATTTGTTTTCTTACTGTGTCTTTTGTTTCACTCATTTGTTGGCTCCAAATATTGCTAATTTAAGTTTGTCAATTTCTACCTCTAACTTCTTTCTAAGTTTGACCTCCTGAGAAAATGCTACATAAAGAGGAGATACCATACTGGTATAAAATAAATATTTATCTTCCCCCTTATCGTCAACCCCGGTAACCCCTTTCATTAAATCTTTTATGTCTTCAAGAACAAACCCTCTACGTAGTTCTTTCTTAGGGTCAGAATTTAATGTGTAAAGAGTTGATCCTAATTTGCCTATTTTGCAAACCAGATCCAATAGGTCATATTCTACTCCTTTTATAGTTTTAAGTCTCCTAGCAGATGTATGGATGGCGGTAGCAGCTTGTGCTACCCGAAGTGATGACCAACCATCGCAGCCTGTCGCGGTCCCTGCTTCTGCATCAGCCTGAGAAATTACTGTAGATAAAGAGTGCCAAACCTCACCGCCTCTATAAGTCAAATCGCTACCAACTTGGAAAGCAAAAGAGGAAGAGTTACCTGGGATTAATTGAACCATACTAGTTCCTGTACCAGACCCTTCATTCCTAACTCTAACAAGATCACCTGAAGAATCTATAAATCCTCCTGTACTGCCTGTATTTGTTAAGGTTAATTTAGGAGAGCTTGTTGATATGGTTTGGTCTACGGTGAATGTATTTCCTACATTAGTTTTAGCAAAACCGCTACCAGTAGCAACTGCGTTCCCGTCCCAAATCAAAGTGGTGCTAGTTAGTTCAAGCCTCTTTGCAGCTAAAGAAATTCTAAGTGGTGTTGAAACGTAAACATTAGCATCAGTCCTTCTCTCAACATTAAATACTCCGGCAGAAACTGTAAATAACCAATTATTGTCAGTTGCATCAGTTTCATTCAGGAATAAAGCTGGTGAAGTGGTTTTGATTTCTTGATCCTCTGTAAAAATATTAGCAACATTCGTGAATGCAGTATTACCTCCGCCCGGTGCTAGGGCATCAATTGCTTGTTTAACTCTTTGTGGAGACCATGAACGGAATGTAGTAGAAGTTCCTGCCTCTGCCGAAGCCTGAGAAACGTTCGCTAAGTTAGATGCATTCCAAACAATGTTCCCGTTCCACTCCATGTTTGTAGACTGAAGATTTAGCCTAAGGGCTCCTGTATCAATTCTAAAAGGAGTTGAAATATAAGTACCACTTGAGTCTAACTCATCGATATCTAACTGAGCAGTGTCACATTCCATTCTGTACCCATTACCTACAGTATCTTTTAAATGTAAAGATGGGTTTGCCATATTGATAGTTTGCTCACCAGTGAAAGTGTTAGCCCCTAGGGTTGCCCCTCCTCCACCTCCGGCTGCTGCATACCAATAATTGTTAGTGTCATCCCAGGTGAGAACATACCCATCAGTAATAGTTGTATTATCCAAAATATTATTGGTAGGGAAACTTCCTTCGTGATGAACCGAGTCTCCACCAAATTGTAAATCTGTAGCTATTAATAATTCATTTGAAGATGTGTTATTAGCTCTTATAGCGACACTACCCCCAATTGCTATTCTGTTAGTCACCTTTAGAACTGCTGACCCCTCATATCCTACAATACCGACCTCAGCATCTACACTATCTCTGAAATTTAACTCCTGGGTTGAGTAAATTGGGGTAGCGTTAAACACATCAGAAGTATCGTCATCTTTTAAAACAAATTTTGGATCTCCATCTCTATAAATTATTTCATTGGCACTTATTTCTAACTCGTTCCCTTCTCCGTTTAACAGTATTAACCCTTGATTGTTAGTGATTTCAAAAACAGTATCAGTGGCTGAATTATATCCTAGCTGTGCATACGTAGTCGTATTGTCAACATCTAAACCAAACTTGAATTTAATCATTCCGGTTGAGTTAGTCGCGTCAACTGCAGCTGCAGAAGTATCCAACAAATAATAAGTAGGATTAGACTCTGCAGACCAAACTTTGTTCTCAACTACAGTCTCACTTCCAAGTACAATATTTCCTAAGAGGTTTTCGATTACAAAATCATTAGTGGTTGCCTCATCAAACCCTAGGTTAGCTACTATTACATCATTCAGGTCATCCCATCTGACAATCCCTGTTAAGCCAACCCCAAAACTTACTGTGCTGTCACTATCACTGTCCTTTATGATAAGGATAGGATCAACGTCAGTAATTCCACTGCCTGCAGCCGGGTCTACTTTAACCCCTCCAATGTAGAAATCTCCATAAACATGGGCGTCTCCATTTTCCATAACATTGAAAGCTTCCTGATCTCCTACATCTAAATCGTCAGTACTAATGAGTCCAAAAATTTTAGGGATATTAGTTTTTCCGTCGTAAGTCTTCAGTAACTCATATTCAAGTGAATCCCCGCCTCCTGGTATAGCTCCTGCAGTCTTTTGTCCTAGTAGAGTCCAGTTGTCATCAAACAGGTTATCGGACAGTAGGGAGATAGACAGAGGGGTTGTGGCGTCTGGCAGAGACGCTATGTAAACCTCAAAATACGCTGCCTCGCCAGTGGGATCGTCAACTAATCTAACTTTGGTGATTTCTGGATTAATACCAGCACCAGATAGATGAGTAATGACTGACGCCTGACCTTTAGTCTTCGATATTCTAAACGTCTGCGGGGCTGGGGTTGGTTCTGCCATATTCTAATTATCCTTAAGGTACAGTAATTACAAACGTTTCATCGATTGATAGGTACTCAGTGTCTGGGTCATTAAGAGTAAGATCAGGTCTTGCATAACCCTTGAACCTGATTGAGATAGTAGCTCCTCCTGAATCAGTGACAGTAAACACGCCATAATGCCTTTCCCCTACAACAGCCCCATCTGGCCAACTATACCCCCCTTCGTCAGTAGTTGGCATATCAGACCATGGACCGCCTTTAAGCGAACCACCGCTATGGTAAGAGGCTGCTTGGACGCTAGGGAACGCACCTGAACTTCCTGCCCCATAACCAACTCCATTACTCCATGCCATCATGTGAGCATCGCCGCCTAAAGAAAGCATTGACAATGTCATGTCTGTGGTTCCTCCAGTTCCTCTTATCTGGAAGTCATCAACTAAAGCTTCTCTGTAAGTTGAGTACTTACGCCAGTTATCAGACCCAATCCCGGTTGATACATCGGAAATGAAAGGGTAACTGTGCATCCAGACAACGATTTGACTGGCGTCCGCTGCGGCATCCAATTCTGCCATTAACCAAGTTCTTTGCGCTGCTGAATAAACTAGTTTACTGCTATTATCAATTGCTGTCTTAATGTCTCTTTCTGACCTGTTGTCGCACATAATAAAACGCACCCGACCATTAATGAAACTGTAATAGGGAGACCCAGATCCTGTCTCTGGTATGTTAGGACAATTTTCTCTGAATGAGTCATGAGCCCAGGTTACAGTAGCGCTCCCTTTATATCCGTCATTAGTTCCCATATCATGATCATCAAACATGTAAGCAGCAGGGTAAGTCTTCCAAATAAGTCGTTGTCTATCATCCCCTATAGCTACGTCGTAATTTTCACGAGCTGTATCAATACTTGACCAAGTATCAAGATAAGCTAAGTCTCCTGTGTGGATAAAAAAATCAACATCAGATAAGGCATCAAGAGTTTTCGCCATAGAAATAAACGTATTTGAGTTCGACCATGCAGCACATGAACCGCCAAAGAAAGTGAAACTTCTAGCAGTGTTAGCAATTTCCATAGTTTTAGAAAATCCAGTGAAAACTGCAGCATCTTCCCCCACTCCCTCTTGGAAAATTTTGTAGTAATAACGAGTCTTAGCTGTTAGGCCGCTGAATGAAAATTTGTTTCTCCTGTTACTGTCTCCTCGAACCACTGTTGCCTCAGCAACATGTGACCCTATTGCAGCTTCTTCAAACACTCCGGCAGAGGTTGTTGCATCAAAATTTATTCCTGGAATTATATCGACATCTAACGTGTCTATAGCCGTCACTTTATGAGAACTTGATTCCCCCTTCTCTGTCACCGTCATATAGTCATCTACTGCTAGCCCGGTAACAGAAGTAAGTGATAATGTTGTGTCGTTTTTAGAAGCAGCTGCAGTGAGGGTTGCAAAATCAGCTGGGATGGCATAGCATCTAGCAACATCGGCACTTGCCGGGTAGTTATAAACTGCAGTAACTTGGAACGTGTCGTCGTCACCAACCCCTGACCATGCGTTTTGCAGTACGGGAGTAGCACCTGGAGGAATTGCGTCAGTCTTATAGGATACACTGATCTCAAAGCTTCCTTCCCCAAAATTTGTTGGGGCCTGAGCTACTCGATACCACCCAATTGAATTTGTGTTATCTAGAATGTAAGTAACATTAGAGAACCCTCCGCCTCCGCCTATTCCGCCCCCTCCTATATCGACACCCTGGTAAGTAGTTTGCCCTTCGGTTTCTCGAAGGTACCCAACCCCAGGAGGACGGATGCCCAACCACATATCATCAAGATCGCCTGTACCGGCACCTCCTGACGTTCCTCCGTATACAGATCCTGACCCATGGATTCTAATATCATTAGTCACCTGTAAGTTAGGTGATGATATAGTAAAAGTAGGGTCAGCTTCAGCCGCGTATTCTGTATGTAAAGTTTGGGTAGTATGCAAAGATTCATTCGCCATTATGATGACAGTAGAACTATCTTCAATAGCACCAAATAATACCCCAACACTGTTACCTCCGTATTCTGGATCGGTTCCAATTCTTGCATGAGTATTAGCAATTTGGAAAGTTAAATCACAGTTGGCCACAGGGTCAGCCGTAGAGAATATCCCAACCTTAGCCGCATATCCAGATTCAAAGCAACCCTCACTTGGGAACGAATCCTCGTTGAAAAACATTCTGAAATTACCTTTAAGATTACCAGAACTATCAATTTGAACCCCAAGAAAATTTGGACTATCAGCAACTTGAGCCCCCAAGTCTAATTGTTCGCATCCATCGGTTATACGGAAAGCAGTTGAGGCAGTTACGCTCAATGCTGCTACGGCACGAACATCAGAAACTGCTTTATAATCAAACCCTAGGTTACCTCCGTCAACCTGAATGTGGTTGTACTCGAAATTGAACCCTTGAAACCTAACGCCAATATGTGATTGAGTCTCACTAACATAAGTTTCACCAATATTAAATAATCTAATATTACCGATCTTCATATCATTTAAAATTCTTTCAGTTCCTAATAGAATTCCTGAGTTACCTCTACCCCATAACTTAAACTGATCAATATGAGAACCAGACATGAAAACAAAAGCCCAGGCGTAAGTATCATTTTGTTCCCCGGCGTCTTCCACATGACTATATAAAACTTCAGAGGTATGAATTTGGACCCCAGACTTAACATAAACTGTATTAGCTATTTTTGCTTGATGAGGAATTACTAGACGAACAAATTGTCTCCTTCCAGTTGTTTCATCAGCTAAAAGACGTGTAATTCTAACCTCAGGCCCAGCTGATTCTGTAGTTAATGGCCTCCCTGGAAATGTTGTGTCTACAGTAATTTGGGCTGCAGTTACCGCTGTTATAGTAGCGCTAAAATTATTAGCAACAGATCCGAATGTACCAATAGTGTTTCCAACAGAAAATGAACCAAACTCGCTACCTGCAGAATTTATTTTGTCAGGAGCTGTAAACGAGATATCAGTATTTTCAACCCAGAAAGGGTCCTGCTTAACTAAATCTGAAAGGTAATCAATCTGAGCTTGAATAACAGCAGACATGTCTGTGCCAGTGTTATTAGAGTGGTCTATTGGGCCTTCAGTATCACCACCATCTATTACATAATCATCAACCCAATTTTCATCCCAAGATGAATCATACTCGAAAGTATTTGGTCTGGTAATTTTCCATCTGCCTGGATCTGTGGTGAGAAAAGTTGCTGGCTTAATAACTGTCCACCCATTATCGCTTTCTGTGGAAGTGGAATCCCACTCATAAGCTGGTAGACCTTTTACAAAGACTAACCGTGCCTCCCCGATTACGTGATTTCTTAATCCAGTATGATCAGTAAACCGTGGTGTACTACCAGACCCCCCGCTGCCAGCAGTATTTGAAGGTCTAGTGAATGGGGCTACTTTAACCCCTCTATTCAGTGTAGGTTTTCGAGACCCAACTGTTTCATTAGCAACACTCAAAGAAGTGTAAACAAATCCTATGTTTAAATAGACTGCATTATTAGGAATTCCAACATTGTTTTTAACTGACCTCTGCCATAGGTTATCAGAGGTACTGTCATGAGGGTCAACCACATTACCAAGGAAAGAAGATATGACAGTTTCACCTGAGTCGAAGAATACTAATTTAAGCTGAAACCCTGCAGCAGTGCAATCTTTAGTTTGCAACTCCAGGCCAGAAGAAACTACGTTCCCTGGTTCAAGGTTTAGGTCTGTTAGAAGTCTATTGTTTGCCATTTCTCTCTACTAAAATTTTTAATCTAAATTAATTTTCAGATGGTAACAAATTTAATTACAGAGGGTCACTGAATTTTCGGTCGTACCACCCACCTTCATCTAACTCTGGGTCTTTAAAAGGACCCCCCGAAGCTGTGGTTACTGTTGGGCTGTCCTCTACAGGGGCTTCAACTTGTCCATCTAATAGGTTTTGGTAATCACCAACATCTAAATAAACTCCATCATCATCTGGGTCTAAAAATCTATCCCCCCACGGGCTAATAAATCTTAATACGGTTAGTCCTTCATTAAGGACAGGGTTAGCTGTCAATACAGTTCCTCCTACAGTTTCTAATCTCATTTGCATCGTTACTGCCCCTACAGGAACAAGGATGCCTTCAAGGACTGTTCTGGTAAGAACTACCGGTACTGGTGTATGGTTAAATTCAAACAGTGGGTCTGTCACAATCAGATCATCTATACTGTCAAAAAATTCAACAGTCAGAGTACACTCGGTTGCAGTTTCTCGATCAACCCACACACTACATGACATATAATCGTTTTCTGCAATATCATGGTCTGCCAGAATTAACTTAGAGTTAGATGCGTTTGTTTGGTGGAAAACGTGCCCATCAGAAACACTAATTTGAGCCCTTCTATTAGTTGGGATTAAGTTAACAATACCAGAGGCAGGTTCCCCTCCTACTACTTCTAACCCAGCTGTTGGCCCAGTATTCCAATCTCCTGTTTGGTCTGAAGAATTAATAATTCTAGCCCAAACATAATTAACCCCGGTAAACACAAGATATTGCTGAACAACTTTCCCTATGAGTTGTGAAACTTTTTTGTAATTAGGGAACCCTCGGGCCCCAGATGGTATTTCAGTTAGGACAGAGCTGTACTGAATAACTGAATCATCTCTATCATTTACTGTGCTGTACGCCCATTCTACATAAGCTAAATCTCTGGCAACTACACTAGAAATATTCAGGGTCATTAAGTTTCCTATTGGAGTTACTATTGCTGATAAAAAAATAGATTCTTTAGGAGGGGTTGTGGCTCCTAGTACAGTTTTACCTATCAAAGCAATTGGGGAACTGTATAACCCTTTTTTGTTGAAGGCTTCTAATTCAAAATCGTAAGTTCTCCCTTCTGTTAATCTTCTTGTCCATGATCGTTCAGTTTCACCTACCGAATCTCGATTCCAAGTGTTTGCCTTCCCAATAGCTACATCTCCAGTAGCCCAAAGATTATAAGCGTTCTCCCTTTCGTACTCATCCATGTGTCGATTCGTAACTAAAGCGTTACTCCACCGTCCATTATGAACTGCACCTACCGATCCTCCTCCAATCTTGAGGTCTTCAGTCTGGTCCCAATTCATAGTGTCACCACCAGTAAAATTGTACTCACCAACTGGGGCTCCGTCGATTTCTAAAATTAATTTATCATCTCGTTTTGATATCACTGCTATGTGGGCAACATCTCCATCGTAAACAGCCCCAGAATCGATCTCCCGCTTAGTCCCTGTACTATCATAAACCGTGACCCCAATATTAGTAGAGCCCTCCATTGTACCAAATCTGAATCCTTTCTTAGCGTCTGTACTGCCCCATTGTCCTACAATAGTTGTGTCTGCTGTAGCCGTGGCTACGCTAAACAAAGTCACCATAGAAAACTCATCAGTAGGGTATTCGTCCACAGGGGTTGTTATGTCTAATACCCTATCAGAGTCACCCGCCACGTTAATAGATTTAATCCCACTTTCAAAAGGGTTCAGCGTTGCTCCGCTCATCCCAGAAGTATCTGTATTGGTTCCGTACACCCCAACCATTTCTCTGATAGAGTCATTAATTGCATCTGGATTACTGTCATTTTCATTACCAGCAAAAGAGACAATTGGTACCATTTCCGCTATAGCATCACTAAGTCCAGCAGAAGAAGAAGTCTCTCTCCATTTGATCCTATATCCAGCTAATTGATCGTCTGGGGAATCCTCCCATCTTAATAACGCATAGGCACCATACCCACCTCTAATAGCATCAGTAGATAATTTGAATGCTGTCTCTTTGCTTATATTCCCCCCAGTAAAAAATCTAAAATTAGTAGGGACGTCTACAAGTCTTGGGATGTAAGGGTTATATTGTAGATGAGATTGAACTTGATTATAAATACCTAACCCAGAATCCCATGCCCCAGAGTTTTCATCTCTTAGAGTTATACTTACAGTTAAATCTTTTTGCAATTCCCATGATAAGACTCTGAAAGGTTTATCAGTCCACGCCGGGTTATCTAGAGTTAACTTAACCATCATGTTGACATGCAGATCCAACAGTCTTGGTTTACCAATAAATGTAACTAAGGTTTGATGCTCTGATTGATTTAGTTCAAATGTTGCTAGTCGTTGTGCTTGGTACTCATCGGTGACACCAATCAATCTAATTTCCCTGGTAACTTCCCTACCTCCGTCTCTTGAAACATACCCAGCATTGTCTCTTTGCTTAAAACTCACTTGTTGGTAAAATCTTTTAGAATCATAGTAAGTTCCAGATACAGAGTTATACAAATTTGATGCAGAAGTGCTACTACCGATTGCAAAGGATCCTACAATGTCGTCTTCTATTATAGTAAAAGTAGGAGTGGTAAACTCCCCTGCCATGATCTTCCATTCCCCTCCTACATAAACTACTTCTCCATACATAGTCTCCAAGATTTGAAGAAGATTTTCCTTTCTGGACTGAGTTAGTGAGAGGGCAAGATCACACGAGTACCTTGGTTGTCGTTCAGAAACTACAACCAAACTTCCAGCAGCTTCTGTAACTATTGCCGGGGATCCTGTTGTTGTTAAGACAGCAGAAGTACTAGTTAAGACTGTATGGTTTCCATTATTGCTAGAAGACCCTGAAATCAAAATTGGAGTCCCAACTGAGTAGACAGGAAGGGTAGCCCCAACGTCCCTAATCTCACTACTAGCAGAATCAAAAGATATGTCTGTACCATCTTCATCTTCAGGTACAGCTTCCCAAATATCACATGTGTTTGCAGACGCGATAGTAAAGGCGTCATCAATTTTAATATGGTCTTCCCCAAATCCTTCATCCCTAGTGAGATAATCTCTGGCAATCAAAGCTGGGTTATTTGAGTACTCCCATGTAGAGGGGTCAGTGTAACGATGAGATCCAGACCCTCCATTAGTGCTATCTTTTCTTGGGTCATAAATTTTAGACCCCTGGCATACAGTAGAAACATCTGGGATCCTATCCCAGTCCTCATAGCTATCAAGAACAATGACCAAATAAGCAACACTGTCCCCAGTAAAACTAGTAGTCCATGGTTCTCCACTTACATTATACTGCTGAACCGTAGTGCTTACAGTCTGCCCACTAGCTCCTGTAAATTTCTCAAAAGTATCAGCTACAGGGATAGAAGGATCTGTTGACAAAGTATCCCCAAGATAAACATCACCAATACTATTAATTTCATGTTGAGTTAAACAAAGGACCATACACAGAGATTTAGGAGGGGCATTAGGCTTTGCGCCCCCTCCGGTTGCCCAATAAACCATAGTGCCTCCGAGTCTCCTCTCTCCGTACAGAATAATGGTTGGAGATACACTACTTCTAGAAACTAACCTACGATTATCAGCAGGGTCAGAAAAGGTAGGTTGATGATGTCTGGCATAGCTAGCAGCAGCCATGTTTATCAAAAGAACAACCACCACATAGATGACTATATTTTTGATAACGAACCCTGCAACTATTGTTGCTACAGCTGCTACTGCTGGTGGCATTAGTTAACCCTCCAGGCTCGTTTACATTCTAGAGTTCTTACTGTTATAAGTTCTTTAATCCCTATAAATGCTGAATCTAATCCTAAGCAAATCCCTAAAGTTTCACCGTATTCCATATCTGCCTCAACTATATCTCCGGGGGTGGCTAAACTTGGGTGAATTTCCTCCCCAAATAAAGCAGATGCATTATCCCTACCAAATTTTTCTAATAATAGCATAGCTCCTTTTTCGTCGTTGTAATCACCCCCTACTAGTGGGAGTAAATTTTTACCGGTGATTTCCTTAAACCAGTTACAGGAAAAAGTACAACAATCATTCACTCCCCACTCAAATTTGGTATGTTGGTGTGCAGTAATGTAAAGTAATAATGAAGTTTGTCTTTGCAAAGTAATCTCCTAATTATGTTATCTAAACTCTCTTTGATTATGCTGATCTGATCTTCCCCCTCTACCTCCCCCTCCCCCTGGGACCCCACTAGTATCATCTTGTTGTGCCCCCCAAACAATTTGTTGCTCATTTATAGTAACTAATAAGGAAAAAAATTCGTCATTAGGATGTCTTGTCTTGTGATCTTCATCGGTAAATCTTCTTACGTTTGGAAGATCGAATTGAGACATTATAGACTCTAAAGTTAAAACCAAAGAAGCATTTTCACCTCTAGTAATTTCAGAGGTATCCATAGTCCCTGAAAAAATTTCAAACCCGTCAATAATAGTTGCAGTTTCATAGTCATAAGCTGCCACATCAATTCTAGCTGCCCTACCTTGAATATCTTCATTACTAGTTAAATCTATTACGGTTGTATCAACCCCCTGGAGAGCTACTCTTACTCCTTTCATTTTTATACCCTGGTCTTCAAGTATTGGTTCTATTTGTCCTAGCGTGCCAATACCGACGTAGGTAAAAGTCCTATAGGTAATATCTCCTATCCCTGTGTGATATCTTTGAGTTCCACTATCAAAACTCAACTCTATTAGCACAATAGAAATGATATGATCTGCTGAAAAATGAGTTAATAAAGCCCCAGATAATCCTCTGCTCATAGGGAAGTATCCTCTAACAAACTTAGAGTGTAACTTGTAAAATATGGGGCAGATGTTGACATAGGACTAGACTCCCCATTTAAAATAAATTTAGCAAATGGGCTATGCAAAACCACCGCAGAGCCATTAGGAGCTGAGGCCCTAAGTGGTGGCTCAAAAGTAACTCTTCCGCTTCCTGAGTTACTCATGCAGGGCTCTACCACGCGTTTTAACTCCCCGTTAATACTAATCCAATCCATAGGGTTAATTGCGTTATCAGAGCTTGACCCTAACCCTGTAATCAAAATAGTTGACCCTGTCTGAGCACCGCTGACAGTGGCAGCTCTTGCAACAATAATATCTCCAACTGATAAGACCGTATTATTTGTATTATTAGCCACAGTAACAGTGATAGAAGAACCACTAGCAGTAAAAGTGCTGGCGTGTCTTCCCCCTCCAGTGAAGGTGTCATTACTAGACCCTACAGTCATGGTAACAGAATCCCCGCTCCCCTCGTATACTGAGACCCCCATAGAATAAGTCTCACCAGAAGTAACAGAAATAGTCCTACTAACTGAAGCCTCACCGGTCCCTTTATCAAGTCTTGCTCTGCCTCCTTCTAGACCCACTTTACTGCCTGCCCCTTCAGATTTGCTCCACCCGCTACCACCTAGGGAAAAGTCCCCATTCCCAACTTTATTAGCGGTGTCAAGAGATCCTGTAGTGTTAGGTCTTGCTAGTGAGTGACAGTGCATCCTTACAGCCTGCCCTCTTAATCTAGAAATGGCAGCGCCGACATTCTGGCCCCTAAGACTGTATCCGTCAATCTCTGAATAATCTAAATCAAAGCCCCATCTAGCGCCTGGGTTTTCGGTAGTAGTTGGTATTTTATTAAGCTCAGAAAAGAACACATTTGTATTACCATGTAATCTCTCAGTCATAGAGACCGGAGCTAAAGCTATTGGGAATGGGATTACTTTTGCTACCATGATTTACCTCCTGACTCCTAATGTTCTCTGAGTTCGTTGTTGTTGCCTAATAATCTTAGATTCTAATTCGTCCATTCCCTGCTTAACCATTATTCTGATCTCTTCTTTATTTGAGTTATCTCCAATAATTTGTACAGTATTTTCGAAGGTTACATTTCCAGCAGAACTAGCATTAGAGCTTTTACTTATATCTCTGTTAGGCACTATAGTTCCAGACCCACTTGGTACAAAAACTTCTGGGCCTTTCTCACCAACAATAATTGGGACATTACCTTTAACATTTCCCCCGTCAGCAAAAAACCCTCCTATACCAGAAGTTGCTAAAGCAGAAGTATTAGCTATAAGCGCTACAGTGTTAGCACTAATAAACCCACCCAATATCCCATTCGATGATGTCAACAATCCTAACGACAAAGTGTTTGGTCCGAGACCAGTTGTAGTTAATATCCCAAGGGCAGTAGTATTTAGTCCATTAGCAGTTGTCTGTAACCCTAGTGCTGTAGATGTCAATCCGAGGGCAGTGCTAGTTACTCCTTGTGCTGCACTGCTTACCCCTTCTGCAGCTGTCTGAACGCCAAGTGCTGTGGTATTTACCCCAACTGCTGTAGTCAAGGCGGCAGTACTTACTGACTCCTCAGTCCCACCGGTAGAGCCTTCCCCAGATATTTTTCCAAATGTTTCAGTAAAAAAGTCCCCCAACCCTCCCTCATTAAATAGACCTTGAACAGCTCTTTCAGCACTCATTTTGAGTATCATGTTAGAGAATGCATCTAGTAATCCGTCAAACCCATCTTTAGTTGGATCTAAGAAGAACTCAACAAATGCTCCCTGCATGGATTTGGCTGACTGTACAGCTTTACCAGCCATAGTGTTAGCCGCCGCGTCCCAGGTTACTGCTAACCCATTTATTCCAATAGCATTATCCCTTAACTTTTTTTCTAACTCTGTCAGTCTAATTAATTGTGCGTCTTGCTCCTTAGTCAGCCCTCTAGTAGCCTTCAATCCATTAAGTTGAGCAATGGTATAATTAACGTTAGCTTCAGCAACTGATAAAAACCCTTCAGCCAAAAATTTATTTCTATTAATTTGAGCATCCTGAGCTACTATGGCTGAAGTGGCAGCTTTTATAGCTTTACTTTCCATAGTGTCTATCAACTGATTAATTGCTCCCAATTGGTTTTGAGTAGCTAGTTTGTTTCCGTCTATTGTTTTTGTCAATTCCCTTATTTTTTCATCTAAAGCTTTCACCGCTTCAGCTTCTTGTTTCCACGCCTCAATATTACCAGTAGACTCAAACTTCTTGGCTTCTTCATTATGTGCTTGTCTAACTCTGTTAAGCTCTAACAGCCTTATGGTCAGGACATTTATTTCTTCTTGTCCAGATTGAGTTATAAGTTTACCTTCAGAGTTTATGTAATCTGACAGACTCAAAAGTCTAGCATCATAACCAGCCTTAAGTTTAGCTTGCAATCGATCCTGATTTTGTTCGATCAGTTCTAATTCCTTGTCACCTCTATCTTTCAATTCCCCTAAACTGATTCCCAACTGAGATAATTGTATGGCGTTTAACCTAGCTGCAACCACTCTTGCATTAGCTACTCTCTGATCTCCAATTTCTTTTTCCAAAGCAGCTCCAGACTCCAGAAAATCAAGGTAATCCTGGTAGTCCTTAAAATCGTAAAGTACAGCTAGTCTGTTCTGAGTATCTTCAAGTTGGGCAACATCAACTAAGGCAGCTGGCTTATCTTCTGTACCTTTACTTCTTTCTGCAAGTAGACTCTGGAATCCTTCCTGTAGGTTTATAATATTTTTAAACGTTTTACTATAAAGTATTTCTTTATTTTTCAAATTAGTTGCTAGTTGATCCTGGATCTTCTCAATATTTATTTCTTCTATGCCAAGTTTTTTTAACAAGAAGTCCCTAGTTTCGTCAAGTAACTTAGAGTTCGCTTTCCTTTGGTTTTCAAGACCTGATATTGTCCCTGCGGCAGATTTATTTATCTGTATATTTGTTCTTTCAATTGCGTTAGCTAACTCCTCCTCGCGTATTATTGCATCTTCCCTGGCTTGGTTTTCTTCGTCCATTTCCCTCTTAGTATTTCCTTCAGCACTTATTTGGGATCTAGTTTTTTCTACTATAGATAAACCTTTAGTGGCACTTAAAAGTTTCTGCATAGCATCAACTAATTTTTTCTGTTCTTCTCCGGCCTTACGAACTCTTTCAACTTCCTCGTCTGTTGGACCAAACCTAGGGAAAAATTTAGTTTGGAGTTGGGTAACAATAAGTCCTGCATACTTCTGTTTTAAAGCCTCTAAATTTTCTTGTGCTTTACTAAGATTACTTTGTAACTCTTCCCCAAAAGTCTGACCTTGAGATCTTTGTAACTTCTCAACAGTTTTTAATAACTCTACTACTTCTTTCTCAATTCCTTGGTACGCTCCCTCAATTCCAGATTCCTGGACAAGGTTTAAAGAGTTCTTAAGTCGATCTAGATCCAATACTAATGGCTTAATAACTTTAGCGAACCTTTCTGCTTCAGTGGATGACAATGCAAAGTAAGAAGCTATACCTATAGAAGCTAAAATAGTAATAGGACCTAACGCAGATTTAATTGCAAGTCCTAGTCCGCTAATACTTAAAGCCGCAGAAGCAGCTGCAGGAGACATCGAAGAAACTGCTAAGGTAGCGGCTAACATTGGGACTTTAAACGCCACTAGGGCTTTAGTTAACCCGAAAATTCCAGCTATCCAACCTGTTGCTATAACTCCAAGTTTTATAGACCCAAAAATAAGTAATGCTGACCCAGCCACTCTGATTGGTGTCTCAAGTTCTTCAAGGGCAAAACTAATTACTCTAAAAGCCTTAGTCATCCCAACAATAGTAGGTTCGACTACCCCAGACAGTACCCCCCCAAATGATATTAATGCTTCCTCACCAGCAGCCAAAGCCTTCCTATAATTAGAAATTTGATTGTCCTCAATCCTGGAAACTAGTCTGGCAGTAGCGTTGGTAACGTCTTCTGTCCTATCATGTAATTCGTCTAGTGCTGCAGAGTCACCTAAGATTGCTGCAGCGAATGCAGGTCCGGCTCTCTTACCAAAAATATCAAATACGTTCTGCAGAGTTGCCTGATTAACGCTCAATTCTTTGATTATATCAATCATGCTTTTCATTCGACCAGTTGTAGGATCAATGGCAGAAATTCCTAACTCAAACATTGCTTGTTTAATTTTGTTGGTCGGAGCTGATAGGTTTGCAATACCTCTACGAAGCGCTGTACCAGCGCGTGAGGCCTTAACTCCGTTATCTGCAAAGAAACCCAGGATGACTGCAGTATCTCTTAAATCAGTCCCCGTAGCCTGTGCTGCTGGACCTACGAAGGAGATTGCCTGAGCTAACTGAACAATGTTTGTATTACTATTGGTTACCGCCGTAGATAATAAGTCTACAGTAGATATCATATCTTCTGCTCGGACGTTAAAAGCAGCCATAATGTTAGTAGTTAAGTCAGCTGCCTGGGCTGCTTCAATCATCCCAATTTGGGCTATTCTCAAAGTAGGTTCAAGAGAAGAAAGAGACTCACTAACAGACTGACCTGCTTGCCCTAAAAAAATTAAACCTTCTGATACTTGCCTTGCAGTGAACACGGTCGTAGCAGCCAACTCTCTTACTGCTCCCCTGAGTTGAATTGATTGAAGGGCAGTTGCTGCCATTACAGCCTCTGCCCTATCCATGGAGAAATCAAATTCAGCATTTGCTACTATAGCTTCCCTTATAGACTTAATGAATGCAAACACTGTCGCTGCAGCAACAATTGTGCTACCGGTGAAAATACCAAAATTAGCCCCTAAAGCAGAAAGTCCTGCACGAAACTCAGCCGCATGAACATTTCCTTGTTGAATAGAGTTGGTGAGGCTTTTAGTAGCAACAGTTGCCTTCTGTTTAGCAATTGTATTTTTGTTTAGTGCTTTAGTTTCTTTGACAATTCCACGTTCGTTTCTAGCATGGGCTTCTGCTTCTTTAATGGCCAGAGATAAATCTAATTCAGCAAGAGCAATGGCCCTCAATGTAGTTCTGTTATTTTTAGCTTTTAATACTTCCTCCCTAATTTTTTGTTCATTCAGGATCCTCTGAACTTCAGTCTCCCTGAGTTTCCCTCCAACTAATCTTGCTTGTGACTGAATTAGTTTTTCGGTGGATGCTAAGTTTTCTTTCTTTATAGCTAGTTCAAGTCTTTCTGCATTGGTCAGCTCAGTGGTCATGCTCCTACTTCTACCTAGAACTACATTAAACTCAGCTATTACTTTAGCTCTCTTGTTACTAGCATCTAACGATGCTTTAGACAAAATCAAAGCCTGTCTCTCAACTATTAATGTCTCCTGTATACCGGAGATAAACCTTTTGTTTGATAGGATAATTCTTTGTTGCTCTGTTACTCGTTTAAGATCAGATGCGGACAATTCTTTACCCACAGAAACTTGAGACTTTTTAGCCCTCTCTAACCTTTTCATTTCTACAGTAAGGCTTGATACTTTTGATTTGAGATCTGAAATTACTTGTTTTTGTTTTTTTAACTGGGAATTTGATTGTGAGGATGTCTTCTGCATATCCTTAAAAGACGTTGATAATTTTGTCACTTTTTTGGCCATTGTGTCAGCCGAAATATCTTTTAGTGCTGTATCCAAGGCACCTAATTTTTCTTTTACTTCTGTTAATTTTTTAGACAGCTTACCTAAATTATTTACAGCTTTATCAGTTTTTAGGTTAAAATTAATTGGCACTACTTTTCTCCTAAGAAACTTCAGTTATAGATCTACTTTTCTCTTTTCTTATCGTAGAATTCCATAAAAACTTCATCAAGTGGCTTAATGATGTTAAGGAATTCTTCTATATCTGTTTCCTTCATCCCATTACAGTAACTCATAATATCAGTTATGGTTATCGGTTGATAGTACCCGTCTCCCCTACCTCGGCTAGAGCTTAAGTGTTTAAACGCAGTGTAGTAGTAAACAGCTTCAGGGATTGTAGATGGGCGGTCATCGAGCATTTTAACCTCGACCCCACCCTCCTGTAACTTCTTAAGTTTCTTGAAATGTGGTGCTATTTCAAGTTGCCACTCAAGAACTTTTTCTAGTTTTTTAATATTTTATCGTTTACCTTAGCTCGAAAAACATTAAAATCTCCAGCCGCCCGCTCCACCGCCCTGTAAAAGTCAACATATTCTAAAAGAATTAAACAATTAGATTCTGAGTGGGGGAATTTTTTACCATCGACCAGGACGTCTTTCCAGTCAATGACAATATATTTAGCCATAACTTCCTTAGTCAACTCCAGAAACAGTTTGTTTGCTTCGTCGTCGTTAGGTTCTAACGCCCTCTCGTTCTCTTTTAACAGAGTTCGCAAAAGGTTTTGAGAGTTAGCATTGCCGGTTCTGGCGAGTTTGATTTGCATTTCATCTCCGCCTACTTTGAGAGTGGTCCACCCACCCATAACTTCTTTATCGGGGTCGGATTGAAATGCTTTATTGAAATTAAATCCTTTAGTTGTTTCTTTAGTCATTACATGGCTCCAAAATTTATAATGTGGCCCCTATTTATTTGGTGTCGACAGCCCGAGAGGGAGCCACAACTCGGGCTAAAAGGCAAAAGCCCTTTAACGAGTTACCTCACTGTCGACTATTCAGTAAGTTTGGATCTTATAAAGAAGAATCCAACTTGTCGATGCGAATCATAATTGACTCAGCAGGGTCGATGATAGCTCTCCAATTCCCTTTAGCGATAATATCACTACTTCTACCTTCAGCATTTGCTACAAGATTTTCATATTTAACTTTAGGAAATGAAAAAACATAAGCGTTCCCAGATGCATCCTCAAGTGAGAAGCTTAATGAGAAAGCTGTGTTGGCTTTGAATTTAGTAAATTCAGCCCCGTCCTGGAAATAGATTTCGATAGGCCCGGTGATGTCAATAAATCCAGCCCCAATACCGATAGCAGGTAAACTTCCAATAGCTTTCTGGCTTCGAAGGTTGTTACCGATACTCATGCCTAATTTCATAAATTGTTGAGTTGACAACACGCCATCAATATAAATATTACTAAGATTGTTCACTGAATTGTAGATGTCACTAGTAGGCACCGGGACGTCAGTTAACCCAGTATAAGCAGTTGTTGTTGAGTCTCCGTCTTTGCAAAGGAACTCAAAAGCTCCTTTAAGAATATCCCCAACTTCAAAATCCATTGTCATTGATTGAAGAACAGACCCTTCGAATTGAAAGAACTCAGGCACAGTGGCGTCTGGGATCCGTCTCTCAATACTGAAAGAGGATTGAGTGACACCGTTCTTCACAGACTCAGAATGTATCTCAGCAGCAACACCAGCTGGCGTTTCATCCGAAGGTGGAACAGGGACAACAGTAATATCCTGATCACTGGTATAGGTAACAATCTTATAAATAAGGTTGTTCTCACCACCACCGTTGGAAAAGCCTTTCAATCTAAAGCTTTGGCCAAGTTCTAAGTCAGTAAACTTACCTGCAGTAGTAGAAGTAATTTTACCAGTAGCGTTAACTGTAGAGATATCACCAGCTACTCCGACGATTGCAACATCAGCAGAGAAGGAGCTAAATAACGCCCCAGCTATCAGGTCGTCGAATGAGCCAAAACTCATTTCAAACCCAAACCCACCACCAGCGCTTTGACCAACTGGAACTAAATCAGCAGTAGCGCGATCTGCTCGAATTTCTTCTGATGATTTTGTTTCCAAATTAGCGTTTAAAGATTCACTTAATAGCCTAAGGCCCTTTAAGTTTCCTGATCCTGGAGTTACTCCCCAGGTTACCTCTTTGATAGCCCATAGGCTACTAAGGTCCGCAGTTCCAAAACTCATAACTTATCTCCCAGTAATATTAAAATAAAAACCCAACCGTAAGGACTTAAGAGTCCATTTGTCGATAGTTCCAATAGGTTTATGAGACGTTTCATCAAACACTATACCAGTAAATGTCTGTCCTTCAAAGGTGTCTAGTATTTCCTGCTCTATCTTTGCACTCTCTCTGGTACCGCTACCTACTGGCACATAAGTAGTGAATGTCATAACACCTCGTCTACGCCACAGCCTGGATCCTACTGGCCCTAGAGACTTTTGTTTCCCTTTTATGATGTCTACATTAACTTCAAAAAACGGGTCACCAACCTTAATCATTTCACGCGCTTTGGCATTGCCAAAAATACTCTCATAGGTCCAGGCACCATCAATGACAACCTGATTTAAGGTCTGTTCTATAACATCAAGATCCAATGTAGTCCCCTGCCTTAGTCTTTAATACTTCACTTAAAGCCTCTTCATGGAGAGCTGAGATACTCCTTACGAGTATATCCTCAACCTCTCTTAACCCCGCTTGGGCTGTGTAAAGGTCATTACCTAAATCGTCAACAGGATTAGAAAAAGTAACTGAAACTAACTTAATATTTTCAATAATATTTGCGTTTTCTCTATCCAAAGAAGCTGCTGCAACAACCTGGATAGCAGCAGTGTTGCCACTCACACTCCTACCCTCAAATGATTGCCCTACCGGGGAAGACCCATGGAAATCTGTATACTGAGCGCTAGCTCCTTCAGGAACTACATGCCAATTGAATGCAGCATTACTAGAGCTATGCCTAGTGGCAAATACAGCTGCCATTAATGTGACACGGACCCCAGCTTTATAGTATTCTTCAGAGGCAAATCTAGCTGCGGTTTCTATCTTATCTAGTTCTTCTTGGATACCAGTTATCATCGTAATACAACCTTCCATGATGCAAGGTTTTTTTCTCTTTCTACTTTTATGATTTCTCTGTCCTCTGTATCGATAACTATAAAGTCTCCAGATTCTGGAGGTGACCCTATAGCTGCAAACTCAATTAATACTGTGTAAGTTTTATCTAAAGCAATTTCCCCCTGATCGTCTTCCGCTTTGCTCCCTTGTATCTCAACAGCAATTACAAAATCCTGGAGATTCTTCGTGTACCCCCCAGTCGTATTGTTATAAGTATCATCAGAAATTCTTTTGCGGTAAGTGACATTCTCCCTGGAGTCTGGCTCATCCGTAATGCGAGCTCCTTTAAACCCTGTATCTAGATATGTTTGAAGTACCCTATACGTAATCCCTTCAAACAATAAAATGTCACCTTTAATAACGTCTGCGTCTTTCTGCATCCACATAAATTCTTTAGTATAAATAGATTTATCTGTACTCCCCTCCTGAGTTAAGGTCCTCAACTCAATATCAGCATAAACAGGAGTTAAAAAACTATCGACCAACCCGCCTGGGTCGTTTGTTGGGCCAACAGTCCCCCTGCGGTTAACTGTAGTTTGAGATCTTACTTTATGCAGGGGAAGTGTAGTCCTATAAGAAGATTCCATCAGGTCGTGCTGAGGCTCCCCAAACAGGTATAAAAAACCTGATTCAGGCTCTCTAATTAAAGAGAAATTACTAATCTTTGAATACTCATCTGGGGATAAAAATAACATTCTACGTCGAGTAGGGCGATTGAAAATAGAAATAAAATCATCAGCTAATTTAAACTGGCCCTTAATCAGTGAGTTTGACCATTCCACAGCTGTATCGTCGTACACGTCGATTGAGGTTTTGTCAAAATATGAGGCTGCTAGTTTAAGTTCCATTAGCTACCAACTACAGGGTCTATAGCGGGGGGGACAGAGGCCAGTATGGTAGCTGTTGTTGCTGATGTGGCAAGATCTAGGGCCTCAACTATATCAGCCCTTGCTGCTAATGCTATACCTTCGATTCTCTTCCTAAATGTATCAGACTTTAGATTAGAAAAACGACCTGCTGTGGCTTTAGAATCTCCTATCTCTTTTAAAGCTAAAAGTTCTAAGCCACTGCATAGATGAAAAGCGCACATGTAAGTGCTGTACTTTCGCAACAGTCTGGCATATTGTTTCTCGTCCTCAGTTGCCCCAGCACCGGTCCAGGAAGTAAATAAAGATTCATGGTTTGGGAGCCATTCGTATAGAGAAATTAATAATTCTTCCTCCACTTCTCGATCCTTAATATAAAGGTCCGGGACATCACTTATTGTAAATCCGAGGGCACCTCGAACTCTGTCAGTGTTTGTATATCTCCCAATGAGTAACATAACTTATTTTCTCTCCACTAAGTACCCGGCGTCTATCTGAAAACGAACCCAAACGTTACACTGCCCTTTAGTAAGAGGGATAAGAACGTTTGGCCTATACAAGGATTTAGTTTCGCTACAACATAAAGTGAAATTGCCAAGATTTATGACATTCATAGCTTTTTGTTTTGTTTTAGGGCCTGGATTCATCTTGACTCTTTTGGCCGCTGTGGACCTTGCCCTACTTTTTTTCTCAGCAGCTTTTTCCTCAGCCAATTTTTTCTCAGCCGCTTTCCCCTCAGCAGCCAACTCTTCAGCTTCTGCCTGAGCGTCTGCTTCAGCTTGTATTTTTTCTGACTCCTCTAACTCTGCTTCTTTAGCTTTTTCCTCAGCCAATTTTTTCTCAGCAGCTTTTTCCTCAGCCAATTTTTTCTCAGCCGCTTTTTCTGCCACAGCTGTTTTTTTCTCAGCCGCTTTTTTCTCAGCATCCCCTAATTCTTTATCTGTGGTAGCTGCTTTTCCAGTTTTCTTTTTTAACATGATTGGCTCCTAAAAATTTGATTTAAAAAGGGCGGCATCAGCCGCCCTTATCCGTTACTTCCTTCTCTTACTTACTCATCTTAAGCGTTAGTAAAATCTACTAATTTAAAAGCAGAATCAAACCCTAAACGCTCATGACGTTCTGACCAATCAAATCGCATCTCAGTAGTTCGACGCATTACGAAATCTTGGATAGCCTCATAAGCCGCTCCAACATAAATAACCTTTCGAATTGCTTTGCTAGAGTCAAGACATAAGATACGATCTGCACCCCCAAGTATTGTCTCATCATCAATGATGAAGAAGTTGACATTATCTGGGATCCCAGGGTTAGCCGCAGTAGGCAAAGAGTTAAGACCGGCGTCATGAGTATTGGAGTTAGTAATGATAGGTCTATTAGCTCTCCCCTCAAGTGCTAGATAGGCGTTTATATCCCCAATTACCCAGTCAATATTCATCTTTTTCCAATCAGCTCTCAATAATTTCACCCAACCTTTCTGAGTGAAAGCTTGAGAAGCCGCAGCAGAGTCATAAACAGCTTTAAAGTCAATGGCAGATAATGCACCATCACCATCAGGTCCAGCATCGACGTTGCCAGTAGCAATATTACCGATATCAATATCAATCTGATCAGCTCGCTCTTGTAGAGCCTGCTCTCGAACAACAATGCCAACTAGATCCAGGGTAGATGCTCGTTGTGCTTCATCAGTGATAGAAAGACCAATTGAGTTAACAGGCATTCTAAGCGTTTTGTCAGCTAATGAAATAGTGATCATTCGCTTAGGTTCTGCGCCCTGCGCTATTGGCATAGACTTAGAACTCTGAGGGCCAGAAACGTTGATAATTGGCTGATCGTAACGAGGAGTATTGGTAGAAACTGTCGAAGCAACCATGCGGTTAAACACGCTTGCATAAACATTATGGTCAGTACGCAACTCACTTTCCACCATTTCCAAAATTAAAGCTGGGAATAATAAACGACCAGACACTGACAATGCATCTTGTCCATCTGGACGAGATATTGCACCACCCAGATTAACATCAACAGACCCACTTAGAACTTCTGCCATTGTTGGAGGTTTCAGCCCAAGTGCGTGGTTATGTTTAGTAAACATCCCGCATGACCCCAACAGTTGGGTGAATACGTCACCAAATTTACTGGCGTCAACGTTTTTACCAAACTTTAAGTTTAAATATTGTGGCAAAGTTAAATTTAACTCAGCCGCAGCTTTGTAAGAATCAAGATCAATGGAAACATCATGCCCTCCATCTATGCCTCGGATCCTTGTTTTAAGTAGAGCGTCGCTCATGTGAGTTCTCCTATATGACCCGTTCAAGTAAGATGGAATCGCCTGCAGTCGTACCGTCGCCGGTAAGAATCTGAGTACAACGCCAATTGGTAACTTTTCGTTCTGATTCGAAAAGTGCGATAGTATCTGTAGCACAATTTGGTATTGTGTCATTTCTTACCACAACTGCAGCACGTTTGACGACAGCTGGAACCCCTGCAGTACCTAACGCTGCTTGAGACTCAATCTCAACCAGATCGTTAACTGCAACAGTTGTTGTGCCGACTTCTGCCAACGCCTGACCCTGGATTTGAACACCGCCAAAACTAAAACCATCGTTCACAGTATTAGGTTCGACTGAAGTTACAAAACCATCAATGGTCTCACCGGCACCACAAAGAACTGCTTCTAAAGTTCCCGCTTGACCAGACGATCCATTCTGAAATTTTACCGCCTTAGTCACGTCGTTCTGCACTAATTTAGTCCCTGTAGTATCACCTAACGGGGAGCTAATAACAGCGCCAACGGGTAAGGAAGTAGACACGTCACGTTTAAAGTCCATGGTTATATCCCCTTAGTTAACCTTAGCTGCATCGACCGCAGCTGAAGTGTGTTGATTGGAAGCAGAAGGCTGTTTGTCTTCTACTTTCAGAGAAGCCACTCCCCCAACGGGGTACGTCTCTTCGAATTTAGAATTAAGTCTCGCGTGGGCTTCACATAAAGCTAACCCGGTAAGCGAAGAATAATCTGCCCCGGTATTTCCCAAATTGATGGCCAAACGATCCATTGCCATGCGAACAATGCTTTCTAATTTACCAGAAGCAGTTTTCACAGTAGATAATTCAGTCTCTAAACCTTTATTAGATACTGTTAATTCGGCGTTTGTAGAGCCCAGTTCTGAGTTTTGCTCCTTAAGATAAGAAACCAAATCAGGGGAAGATTCAGAATTACTTTCTTCTTCACCTGAAGCACCTTCTTCTCCAGATGCTTTTTCCCCAGGTTTAATTTCGAGTTTATCGTCTTTAGATTTTTCAACCTTCAGTTCGGTTTTGCCGTCTCCCTTTCCAGGAAGCTCCTCTTCAGTTAGCTCCAGTTCCGTCATTGGAACTCCAGCCGCTAACTTAGCTTGATTTTCAGCAGATAGTTTAGCTACTCTCTTTTTCATGTCCTCATCACCTATAGTGGGATCACCTAAAGCCGAATTTGCTGCTCTGTGAGAAGCGTCGTTCTGCTCATCCAATTCAATAACAAGCTTATCAAGATTGGTGATATTGTCAACCAGTCCTATTTTAAAAGCGTCTTCCCCGAGGAATTCTCGGCCTTGAGCCATGTTGTTATCGACCTCTTCCAAACTCGCGTTACGTTGAATCGCAACGTGAGAAATGAACATATTGTAAATTTTATCTGAGTAATCTTGAAGCTCTTTTTCAGCTTCTTTAGATAGAGGCTCAAACGGATTTACCAATGCTTTGTATTTTCCAGTTCGAATAATATTGACTTTGATACCAGCCTCTTTTAGCTGTTTTGAATACTCTTTATGGACAGTTATTACACCTATTGAACCAACTGTAGACATCTTTGTTGAATGTACTTTTCTAGCTGTAGACCCTAGTAAATAAGCTGCGCTACCCATAAGCCCACTTGCCATTGAGTGGATAGGCTTTATAAAGGTGTTCACCTCTTTAATAAAGTCTGATAACTCAAATACCCCATCAACCGGACCCCCACCTGAATTAAAAACTATCAAAATCTTTTTAACACTTTCTTCATTTACAGCGTCAATTATCGCCGCTTTAATTTCCTGATACGAAACAATTCCGAAGTATCTGTTCATCCAGGAATCGTTATTTGTCATGGTCCCATTAACTTGAATTACAGCAACTTCCCCGTGGATTTCTAATAAATAACTTTTTTCGTCTTCTTCGTCATCGTAAGGCCCAAGCTTAGTTTTTGCCCCATTTTCAAAATTTAACCGGAAAGTATTGCCCAATCCTTCGACAGAGATTGAGTCTTTTACCATTTCCGTAGCAGAAATTAAGTCTTGTAAAGAACGCTCTGTACCAAACCAGGCAGTCTTAGGTATCCAGTTAAGATTATCCATTAGGGTCTCTCCTCATTGTCGCTACCACCACCAGAGGTTGGCTGGTCTGACTGCGTATTTCTTCCCATTGCATCACTGTTCGGGGTTGGGTTACCGACTTGGTTTTGTTGCATAAACATAGTCCCAGTCAACTCAGGGGCTCCTTCAACGCGAGGGAAACACCCTAGCATCCAGGCAGCTTCGTCATCTGATATATGACCTAGACTTAATTTCTGTAAAATTCTGTTCTGTCTCATCGTAAAAAACGCTTCAAGTTCGTTTGAAGGCCTAATGTCAATTGGGTTGAATTTGAATTCAACATACCCTTCAAACCCAAAAAGTCTCATTGCCAGGGTGAGGGCTCTCCCCATCACTCCTTCCACTGGAATCTGAGGAGATCTTGCTGTTTTTAAGAAAACTAATGTTTCTGTGTTGCTTAATGATTGACTGCCTTCTGCACGTAATCCTAAAATTGATGGCGGAGTTTTGAGCGCGGTAGATAACAGGCCATTGATGGTCTTAAGAAGAGGGACGTAATCTGTTTTTACTCCGAGACCTGATTGAAGATGGTCTGCTTTAGCTGTGTCATACATAACCAGAGCATCTTCTGGATTTAATCCGGCTACTACCGACTCAATACCTGTTCTGGTATCCTCCATATATTTCTGCATTTTGTCCCCATCTGCCTGAGCTTCTGGGGGCGCAGTGGCGGCAATTTTTTCAGCACTAATTACGATAGTAAGTCTAGTTGCTCCGCTTTGCTTTACCGATCTTCGTATGTCGTTTACATACTCATCGAAATAGAACGCCTCAGATAACCCACCTTCCATCATAGAAGTAAAATAAAGCTCTAAGGTATCTTGATGTGAGGACTCAAACCAAACTGTAGGGATATCCAAATCAATAGGGTCTCCTGAAGCCGGTTGCTGTCTGGGAAATACTGTTCCATCCCCTCGGCTAATCCATTCGATCCCTGACGGGCTAATTGGGTGTATATAATCTGGGAAACGTGCTTTATCTAATACCAACTCTCCGCCGACCCCACCAGTAATTACTACTTCCCTTAACATTGTTGTCAAGATAGAATTAATTGGCCTGCGTCTGGAGTATCCTTTTGAGTGGTCATAGATTGTGTTTATTTGAGCTAGTAGGGAGTAAAGGCCGATTGTCCCCTCTGGGCTGAATCTCCCATCTAAAGTCCTGGCGCATGACATATAACCTGACATAGCTACCTGAACAATGTTATGAACAGCTGCAGAAAACACTCCATCAATTTTAGAGAGTTTTCTGATTGCCCCCCAGGTATTACCGGCAGCACGAAGTTGGTCTACGGTTTCCAGGAAAGAACGGCGGTCAACAAATGGAATTAGGACGCCCTTATCGGTACCTGTGGCCGGGGTCGCAGAGACACGCTTATTAGGCGGTGTTATTTTGGATACGACCTTTCTGACTGGGACCTTAGCCATTTACCTATCTCTCCGATAGTGAGCCAATGGGGAACCTGCTGATTCCGAGCTTAGGAGTCGTCTCTTATGGTGAGGCTCATCTAAGTCATTTTCTCTCGACAACTTTACACTACGGACGGAAGGAAGGACAGCATTTTGTATAACTCCGATATTGTCTCTCAGGGTTGTAATGGCCATATTCAGGTAATTTAATGAGTGCCCGTAATGATCTGGGCCGGTGTGTACCCAGGTACTTCTAACTTTTCCGTCAAGACTTTTACTCTTCTGATCAACTCTTTTCATGTTAGTTAAATGATCCTTAATTATTCTTGACTCAGACATTTTTGGAAGCAATAACATCCCAGTAGCACTAAGACTAGCCAACTCATTTAATGATTTTGTCCTGTTGGCATGTAATATGCTACCGTCTTTCTCACTAATATCTATCATTTTCTTCGGGTCAACATCCACATAATAGCAACCATAAGCAACCCCTTCAGGCATAGCGGAAACCACCCGTTTTGCTGTAGAAAAATCTGGAGCTGCGTCAATAACTGCTCTCCGTACACCAAACACACGACAGAGAAAAATAATTCTATCAGAAATATCAGTACCACCCACTTCTTTAACCTCTTCTGCATAAACAACCTCCGTTCCTTTTGGTGTTTCTTTACCTATGGTGATATGACTGGTTTTACCAATATCAACCCCCATACAAAATCCAGATCCCACCGTCGAATCCTCAGACGGAACAATCGGGATAACCTTGGTACATCTGTTTAAAATTTCTCTAACGAAAGAGTTACTAGAGTCAGAGTAATCCTCCCCTAACACAAAATTAACCCAGTCCATGTGCGTATCATAATTGTTGGCCTGGGACAAAATAACTGGCATAGAATTAAACTTTGGGACATCCCAGGGCCTTACCTGAAACCCTGCGTGGTCCTCAATATTTGGTCTGGTGGTCACCCAACGACGTCTGTCAGGGTCACCCAATGGCCAAGGATTTCTGCATTTTGGGCATAGCATTACTGCCTTTTTGATATTAACTCTTGGGTCCTGAAGTACAGATTTTGTAAACTTTTTAATTGGATCATCATAACCAGGTATAACCGTATCGCTGTAGAAGTCAGGAGCCCCTTCATGACCACATTTGCACTTGCACATGTAATAACGTTGGTCAGAGAGGTCAAAACTTTTAGAGATCCCGTATCCGGCAACAGTGGGTGTCGAGAAGTCCCAGAGATACCCGCCGTCCTTAGCATGACGTAAACGAGAAGAGTAAGTGGTAAGAACTTTTTGGTCACAAAAATCTGTTTCATCCTGGACCACCATCTCAGCAGGGATAGAAATTGCACTCTGCTGGCCGTAAGACCCATTAATGTAAAGGAACGACGTACCAAACTGTTTTTGCTCGGTTGAGTTCACGTTGATGTTGAGATTGGTAGACATAATTTTGGATGTTTCTATAACAGGATCGAATCGGCCTTTCACAAATTTTCTAGCAAACGTGCTACTAGGGAGAGTATAAATTGCATTAATATTGTTCATAATATTCAAAAAAGCCAGTACTTTTCGGATTAAAGCCTCAGAAACACCAATCTGCGAGCACTTTTTCACAGAAAGTCGTCTGGCATTGCAGTTTACTATGTCAATTTGGTATTCGTGGTCCTTATAAGACCATAAGTCCCCCTTAAGCGAGGTGTTCTCACACAACCACTCTGCTACTCTGTTTATCTCTGCGGTGTCCCCAAAATTAGCGCGAAGCCTTTGCAGGAACGCTAATTGCATTGACCTGTCACTGGACGAACTCATTAAGAGACTATTACTCTTAATTTTTGACACTCTTTACAAACTTTCTCTTCCTCCTGACTTAAATTTTTGAGTGTATCCCCCAAGATTACTTTTGCGTCCTCACCTTCGAATTTTAAACTCAATTGATCAAGGAATAACATAAAATCTTCATCACACACAGTTATGAATAACTTTGATCTATTAGACTTCCTGTCCTTATCAATTTTGAATTTGCTTACTCCTTCCAACTCCAATCCGTTAATATAAACTTTCACTCAACTACCCTCTTTCGTAACCGGCTCAAATCTGTAAACATTTCTTAACTTTTCTAAAAGCGCGGTGGGTAACTCTGGATTATAGATCCCAAATTCATTCAAAACTGACGTTATAATACTGTTTGCTTTAATCCCACGTATGGTTTCTAGATTTGCAAGTTCTGTCGCTAATGATGACATAATAAACACCTTAAACAAACAACCTCCAAGATGGAGGTCATTAACTATTGGATTATTTTTTATTTGATCCCTTCTTAGCAAAGAAGGACTCATTTTCATCTTCAATTGGTATTGACTTTGGGGGGTCCAGTCTCTTCTCTATCTCTTGAAGATTTAACAGCATCCCCGCAGTGCACCAGTTAGGGTTCATACAGTTTACATCTTTAACGTACTGTGCCTCTTCATCGGACATAAGGTGAAGTTTATTCATCAATTTTCCTGCCAGTTCTTTAGCCATTTTATTTATCTCCTAAAATACGCTCGACGCGAGCGAAAAACTTTTCCTGTAACTCGGGAGGCAACTCCTGAGAAACAGACAATAACGACTGCTCCATTACGGACAGTTTTGTTGCTATATCAATTTTATCTTGCAATTTAAAAACGGCTTCGATAATTAACTGGGCTCCTCTAAGCGCTTCCCTGGCTTCTTTTGGATCCGCCGTCAGTTTGAATTTACCTTCCCTGGTAAAGAATTGATCTTTTAAGGAGCGCGCCGCAGCCATTTGTTCCTGCATCATATTCTTCAGGTCTATCTCTAAGGATTTTGGAGGTGGGGGCCTTGGAATTAAATCTTGAAGAATAATGTGTTCTTCTTTAGTTAAAAATTCCTGGCATTTTACCAAGTAGGCTACTGCTATTTTCCTTTCATTAACTGAGTAAGGTATAGCGTTCTCTAAATCACGAATGTCTATTTCAGGAGGAGGGCTAGGCCTAACCCTATTTTTACCTGGGTCATTTTCCTGGTTTAGCGTTGGCGCTTTCTTTTCTTTACTCATCAGTTTTCAAATCCCCTTATATGGTTTGAGTGTATCATAACTAAAGGAATAACTGCGTAGAAGAAACCTACTCTAGTATTGCTAATTCGAATTTGTCTACGAACTTCCTTGCCTTCTTTTTACTCATACCTGAAAGACGAGCATTATTAATCCTCATTCTTCGCCTATGCTCCTTAAAAACAGATGCATCAAAACTCAGGATGCCATCAACTATGTAAACTGTGCTGTAAATGTTACCAGTGAAAAAATAATGAATTAATAATGCGAGTGGGTTAGGCCTAATCACTTGATCTGCGACTGGCACTTTTTTGCATTGGCTCATAGCAAATAAGTTCCTTATAAGAATGTTGAGTAAAACTGGGGAGTACTACAATTTCTCCCCGAAGGCGTTACTGACGTATTAAGTCCATCACTAAAATGCCATGGATACTTATCTATGTCAATAATAGTCGCCTGTCGGTCGCCAGATCACCCCGATTTTCACCCCACCCAGGCGACCTCTAAGCGACCTATATCGATACGGAGAAAGGTAATATCTTCGTTGGGACCTTGTCGCGGTAGAGGTTAGCGTCATTTTTAGCCTTATTTTGAGAGGAGAGGCCGGTTTCGTTCCTACTTGACATAGACCACAACATTAATTTCAAATATTTCTGGTGTTCGTGCGCTGCCTAGTGCAACCTCTGTACCAAAAAACCGAAAATAAAGATGTGGTAGGGGTCTCTATTAACAGTTTCGTACAACCGTACGAAAACTAACAACTATATAACATTATATAAATCATATACATACAAACTAACTTGACATAGACTATATACATGTACTTGACATAGACTACTTATCTTGGTAAGATCAGTGACGTCAAGGTAAGTTTGTTTTTATCTTTCGTCTTGACCCTCGGTTTCGTACAGATGTACAAACCACCACACTAAACAGGAACCTAAGATCATGGCACTTAAAAAATACAATTTAGTTGAACATGTGGCAGCGCTCGCCGCGCTCGCCGTCTCTACTCAGTTCGAATGTAGGAAATTCAAAGTCGAAGTATCAGAATATTTCTCTCATTGCACAACGATCAAGCAGGCGACCGATCTTGTCACTGCCGTCTATAAAGCCCACACCAAATCCGCCGGTACTAAGCAGGAAAAAGCCGCAGATTTCGCCGCGTCCAGAACTGCCATCAATCGTCTATTAGCATCTGGTGAATACGCATTCAACAAAAACAAAAAGCTATCCGCCAAAGTGAAGGGTAATACTTGCTCAATCACTGCCATAGCAAAAGCTAAGGGAGGTAAGGCTGCAAATCAAAACAACTCAACAAATTCAGCCGGTGGCAATCGATACGAGAACATAACTGAAAAATCAAAGTTCCTCGCCAAACTAGCCGGTTCTGAATTTGATGACCGCATTTTCGCTCTCAAACAATCTATGTCCTCCTTAGAATTGAATGTCGAAGATACCATTATCGAGTTGTTCTCTGGCCTACTGCCCATCGCTCAGGCCGACTGTATCCTGAAACTACAGGCTAGCGCAAAGCCTGTTACCCCTGCAAAGCCTTCTGTTAAGGCAGCATAACCTCATACCCCCTATAGGTCGTGCCATACTGGCGCGGCCCCTTCCCGCCTCATTGGCGGTTATCTTATACGCCGCTCAGTATTCCGGCGTATAAAATAGCCACTACTGGCTATCGCCGACCGGACCCCAAAACTAGTCGGCGATTTTTACGCGCCGCCAGTTACATCGGCGGCGCGCTTTTACTTTTCGTACAAATGTACGAAACCGGAGGTTATCATGTTAAACGCTACTATAAAGAGACGCGTATTTTTCGGGGGGTATAGATCAGATTTAGTTTCCTCTTCCCCATTACCTGCTACTTTAAATTCAAAAGACATTTTATCGGTTGCAAACCAAGATCTTGAAACATTACAGCGTAACCATTCAGAAGGCACCACTTGGGAAGTAAAAGTTATTTGGTTTAGTCGTGGTCTTGAAGCTGAGTTAAAACTAAAAGCCCACCAAGTTCTAAATTCAAATCCAGATTCCCCTATCACGTTTATGTCTCATTGATTCTTTTTCGAAACTGTTGCCGGTGGCGGCGGTGGCGGTTTCGAAAATTAGTTGATTTCAGTAAATCAAGATTTACTAAAACCAATTAATCAATAAGAGGACCACCCCATGTTTGAATTAATTATTGAGTTGATCATAACCATAGGGTTTGTTTGTTTAGTTACTCTTTTTTTGGTCCTTATGGTGTGTGGAATTTACGGAGCGTATAAGCGCAAAACTGACCCCCCAAAATTTGCGGAAAGAAGAAAGGCTATCTGGCGGATTAGGCGATAAGGTTTGAGGCGGTTTCGGCGCTTCCTCTCTTACCTGTTGGAAGGGCGGTGCTGAGGCCGGTTCTCTCAAGTGATACTACTCATACAACCATATGTTTTGAAGTAAAGAATCAAGGTTTGTTTAGAAGTAGTTTTGAGAGTATATTTCAAGGTTGTTATTAGTTTATAGTTAGTAAAGTAAGGTATTTTACATTTTATAGGATTTAAGATCCAGTGCGTGGTCAGATTTTCACTTTTCTTTTTAACACGCCGGGCGTTTTGTTTTTTAGGGTTAAGGGGGATCAAGATCAAGAGACAGTAAAAATAGGTGTTTTTGCCTGAATTTACTGCACTATTACATTAAAATGAGGGAAATCAAGCAGTTAGACAATTACAGTTTGCTGTCACAGTTACAACAAACTGTAAGAAATGTAGTCGATTTAAGAAACAGTCAATTACAACCATCTTACAACAACCTTGAACCCGAAACCGAAACCGCCACCTAAATTGGTCGAACCAGTGCCTTTTACCGTAAAAAAGCACAAATTCACCAAAAACGCGTTTACTGCACAAAACAGGCAAAAACGCTTAAATCGACTACATTTCTTACATTTTGCACGCAAAGTTACAAGAAAACGACATTTTAAGGTGTTGGTAGGCTCATCAAATCAAGTAGGAGCGAAAATAATGGCTAAATTATACCGGTTAAAAGTTTATTACAAGAGAGGCATGTGTTACGTTTTTAGGTTCTCTAATGAGGTGCTAGAAAACGAGAAAATAACTGAAAGGAGCATCTTAGTTTCTGATATGGTACCTATTCAGGCGGCTAATGAATTAGTAAACAAATTAGCTGAAATTGGCGATCATTTTGTCTATGAAATTTGGGCAGTTTATGACCACGGAAGTATAGAAGATTCAAGAGTTGGATTTGGTGACTCTGACGCCCTTAGAGGTAACAAGACGACCAGTTAACCAGTAACAATGAAGAATCTTGAAAGGAGGGCAAACCAAATTATGCTCAAACTTTAGGAGGCTATAGAGTCTCCCAGAAAATACACAGCGGCAACTGTTTTTTAGGTAGGTAATTAACCGGGCCTCAATTACAGACCGCACCAGCGGTGGACATATAGCCACCAATAAAATACCAACCCTAGTGGGTAGGAATTAAACACATCATAGAAACTAAATTAGATAGCTTCGAAACAGTTCTCATAGGTGTGTTTAGCTAAACTCATTAGTAAAAGAGGAGTATAACAAGTTTTCTTAATAGTCATTTTGATAGTGACTATTGTGAAGGCAGGTGAAATTCTTGCTCGCTAGCCGAGGACTATAGTGAAGGGAGTAGAGTTCGATTCTCTATGATTGTGATCAAGACAATAATCTTGTGTAACTCTGGTGAGACAAATGGCTCGGGCGGTCCCGCCCGTTAAATGCAGACTATTAAAATGTTCGATTCACCCATAAAGGTCTCAAGGGGAAATTATTAAGATCTGAAAGCGCGCGTAAGTCGTGCCGTAAGGTATGCGTCGAAAACGTAAGGGGTGGGGAAGGCCTTCAAGTCGTACCAAATTTTTCGTACAAACGTACGAAAGGGGATTAAAGTGATTATTGACAACCACAGAGTAGTAAACGGAACTTACTACCATAAAGAAACCAGTCAAAAAATGGCTAGTCTACTCGAAGCAATACGTTGTAGGAATCAGAGAGTTAGATTCCACTGGGGCGATGTTGAAACCGGGGAAGACTGGGGCGATATTTATGACGTTTGTGGTACAATAGGGCGCTCAATGGGGCCTCATAAAGTCCCAATATTAATTTATAATTCAAGGAGTACAGGAGGCACACCAATTTTAGATAACTGTATTGTAAAAATTGAGTTTGCAGATAAGAGAGAAGGTGTGATTTATCAGCACCCTAGATACCACGTAAAACCAAATTGAACAATCACTCTCAACAGTACTTAGGGGGTGTGTTTAGCTAAACCCATTAAGAATTTTCGTAACCCGTATAAAGGAAAGGAAATGAATAAAAAGTTATTAGATTTAATTCTACCAACTCCATGTGAAAAGGAAATCAGAAAACTTTGTAAAGAGAAAAGGAGGGAACTGGGGTTTGATATAGAAAAAGCCTTGTTTCCAAAAAATCCTTTGACCCTAGAAGTGCCTGAAATTTCAATTGCTGAGGCCATTGAATTGTTAAAAACCTGGGATTCTGTGAGGGGTTCTGTGAGGGGTTCTGTGGGGGGTTCTGTGGGG